GTGGGGCGTGGTGCGCGGCTGCGTGAAGAGGTTCCGCTGATGTTCGCCCTGGTGGATGGCAATTCCTTCTATGCCTCATGCGAGCGGGTGTTTCGCCCCGACCTTGCCGGCCGGCCCATCGTGGTGCTGAGCAACAACGATGGCTGTGTCGTTGCGGCCAGCGCGGAAGCCAAAGCGCTCGGCCTGAAAATGTTCGGGCCGTTCTTCGAGGTCGCCGGGCTCTGCCGGCGGCACAAGGTGGCGGTGTTCAGTTCGAACTACGCGCTCTACGGCGACATGAGCCACCGCATGATGCGCGTGCTGTCCGAGTTCGCGGTCGAGCAGGAGGTCTATTCAATCGACGAATGCTTCCTGGCGATGGACGGCATGCCGGACCTGGACAGCCACGGCCACCGCATCCGGCAAGCAGTGCTGCAGCGAGTAGGCATCCCGACCTGCGTCGGGTTCGGCACGTCAAAGACGATGGCGAAGCTCGCAAATCGCGTGGCGAAGAAGCGCGCCGAATGGGGCGGCGTGTTCGCCTGGGACTGGCTGAGCCCGGCCGAGGCCGACGCGCTGATGGGGCAAATGCCCGTTGGGGATGTGTGGGGCATCGGCGGCCGGCTGACTGAAAAGCTCGGCGCAACGGGTATCACCACCGCGCTACAGCTCAAGCGCGCCGACCCGCGCCGGATCAAGCGCGCGTTCTCGGTGGTGGTGGAAAGGACGGTGCAGGAGCTGAATGGGGTATCCTGCCTGGCGCTGGAGGACGTGGCGCCGGCCAAGCAACAGATCATCGCCAGCAGATCATTCAGCGAGAAAGTCACCGACCTGGCCACCCTCGCCGCCTCCGTCGCTCACCATGCCGCCCGCGGCGCCGAGAAGCTGCGCCAGCAGCACAGCGTGGCCAAGCTCGTGGCAGTGCAGATCATGACCAGCCCGTTTGCCGACACGCCGCAATACCGGCCCTATATCGTCGTGCCGCTTGTCCAGCCGAGCAGCGACACGCTGCTGATCACCAAAGCGGCGCTGGCCGGCCTGCGTCACGTCTTCCGGCCGGGCTTCCGATATCACAAGGCCGGCATCATGCTGCTGGAGATCGGCGACGAAGGCGTACAGCAGTCGGACCTGTTCGCCGCGCCGCCGGATCCGCGCCGAGCGCGGTTGATGGCCGCCATGGACAAGATCAACCGGGACTGGGGCCGCGGCACGCTGCGCACCGCCGCCGAGCAGCTGACAGCGGATTGGCACATGCGGCAAGACCTGCGCTCGCCGTGTTACTCGACTCGGATCGATCAGCTATTGAGCGTTGGCTGATTTGACCGGGGACGGAGCGGCTTGCATCAGCTCGGCCGGAAACGGCGCCAGCATCGCCCGCGCCAGCCCCGGTTCGCGGCACGCCAGCCAATCGCCATAACGCTCGCGCGGCAGGATCACCAGCGAGCGCTTTTCGTCACCCGGCTTGTGCATGCGCTTCATCAGCGGATGCTGGTCTGCGTTGATCGTGATCTGTGTGAACGCATGCGAGACGCCGCCCTCCGGCTCCTGCCACTCGCGCCACATGCCGGCCACTGCAAACGGCTCGCCGTCGGCCAGGCTGATGCGGGTGCGCACGGCTTTGCCAGACTCATAGCAGGGCTCGAAAAAGGCCTGCATCGGCACGAGACAAAGCTGGCACCGGCGCCACGCGCCTTTGTAAGTCGGCTTCTCCCCAATCGTCTCGGCGCGAGCGTTCATGGTTGTGAAGCGAACGCCCGGCGGCAGATGGCGCTTAGGCACGAAGCCATAGGATGCCAGCAGCAGGCCGCTGGCGGTGAGGACGGGCGCGGTGTAGTCCTGCCAAGTCTCGGCGCGCCAATCCACGCCGGCGGCATTCAGACCGAAGCCGTCCAGCAATTGGCGGTGGGTGGGCGGGGTGAAGTTGACGCACATGACATCACTATAGCAAAGCATGTCATTGTATTTTTGCAACACATGCCACGAAGCAAGCAGGCTTATTGATTATGGCCTTGCCATCTTGAATTTCGTAATACATAATTCAAGTAACAAAACGCCACATGGAGCAGGACATGGAACTGTTTCACACCTCGCAGGAAGCCATCAGCCAGATCAATGCCCATGGTCGCTATGGCTCGTTCCTGTTCTTCTCCAGCCATGTTTATGCAATGACCGCCGGCAGCTTCAAGGCTTACTCCATCGAACTGGACGAATCGGAATGCATCGGCGCCGGCGAACTGTTCTATCACGACGACGCCGCCAAGCTGGAAGGCCTGGTAGCAGAGCTGGCCACCCGCTACGGGATTGACGAAGACACCGCCGCGGCGCTGATCGATGAATCGAAATCCATCTACGGCATCGAATCCAACGTAGAACCGGAAGACCTGGGCGACGCGTCTTGGGACATCCAGCACGCCACCGCCCGCGCCGCCGCTCTGCTGGGCTTCCGCGCGGTGCGCGTGTCCGACGAACAAGGTGCCAGTTATATGGTGGAGATGCTGGGTCGTGAGCAGGATTTGAAGGCCATCTAACTTTCATTCAGGTGAATATCATGCGCTATCAGAATTTGAAGGAAGCCATCCTGGCCGTGGAGGAAAACAATAAACTCAATGACGCTAAGTGGAGCGACTGGCCCTTCGCTACTGATATCGGCGAAGTGTATGGAATTGAACTGGATAAGGAGGACATCGCGATATTGCAACGGGCGATCGAAAGCGAGGGCGCCAGCATACAAGCCGATATGGAAGCCGCCGAGCTTGAAGAGTATGGCCAGAATTTTACGCCGGCCTGGTATGCCAGGAATCACGGCGGCGCGCGCCACGGAGCTGGCCGCAAGGCCTCGCAAAACCCGACCAAGTCCGGCAGTATCCGCTTGACCCCGGAGCGCTGGGACAAACTGCGGGCATTGGGTATGGACTGGCTCAGCAGCCAGATTGATGCGGCCGCATTACCTGAAGGCGGGCAGAAATGAAAACCGCCGCGGACTATGGGATAACCATCAAACCGCGCGGCGAAGTGTACCGCCCGCGGCAGATGGATCTGGACACGCCGGAGGGGAGCGCCGCGCTGATGGCGTCTGCCCGCCGCGTAATACGACGGCACCGTGCCGTGATCAAGGCGCTGGCAAAGCGATAAGCCTATGCAAAACTCTATCTGGACACTGGAAGAAATCGCACTCCTCCGCCAGTATTACCGCCGCATGCCGGCTGAAGAACTGCAAGCATTGTTGAAGCGTTCGGCGTCGGCCATCCGTGCAAAAGCCAATAGCTTGGGCTTGTCGGGAGATAGGCCCCGACCAGTTAGCCCTGTGCAATGGACTGACGACGAGTTGGCCCTGCTTGGGAAAGTGTCGGATGCGGAAGTCGCGAAACAAAAAGGGGTGAGCCTAGACATCGCAAGGCGAGCGCGCGTCAGGCGTGGGATTCCCGCAGCGGTGCCAGTAGAGTGGCGCCGGTGGACAAAAGAGCAGATAGCGCTATTGGGAACCATGCCGGACGCCAGCCTGGGGAAAATGCTGGGACGATCACAACCGGCGGTAAGAGAGCAGCGTATTCGGCTTGGAATCGCGGCCAGCGTACCCCATACCGTATGGACATCAGAGATGGATGCCATGCTCGGCTCGGCCAGCGATAGGGAAATTTCAGCCAGGCTTGGAGTGCCCTATCAAGCGGTCAAATATCGCCGTAAGCATTTGGGCATTCAGGCTACCCGGAAACCGCACACTCCCAGAGATTGGCCGCAAGAGGTAATAGACAGGCTCGGCAAGGTTCCGGATGTTGTCATAGCGCAGCAGATGGGCGTCGATGGTTCGGCTGTTTCCTGGAAGCGACGTAAGCTGGGTATTGCCCCCTACCGCAAACCCGCAAAGATGAAGGCGGTCAAGGATCGGCGAGGAGTCCCTAAATGGGAGTACGTCAGCACACTAAATCAGCCAGAGTTCTACCGCGCGATGTCCGCCCATCACCAAGCCGTCACCGGCAAGCCGCTGACCCATGCAACTCTGTCCGGGCTGTGCATGTGGTCCGTCAGCCGGTTGCAAAAATGGTTCACCCCCGGCAGCGCCCAGCAGCCGCTGGCACTGCCGGTTCGGCATCACATCTGGCTGGCGGTCTGCCACGGCATTACTGAGCGCGATCCGGGCTGAGTATCACCTGACAGGCGCCGAGTCCCTTGGCGGCTTTGTCGGAGTCGCCGGCAATGGCCTACTGCTCAATCCCATATCGTTCAAGAGCCTCTGCAAGATGCTCCAGAAAATTCGGCGCTTGTTTCTCAACTACGATCGCTGACATTGACTCCACGGGCCAGCACCAATAGCAGGAACACAGCAGCTTTATACCGCATCTGAGAATTCAGCTCACTCAGGTCATTTTGTAAATTCCTAGCCAAGCTCTATGTTGTGGGACACCGATGAAAATGCTTTTGTGTTTGTACGGATGTGAGTACGTGCAACCTGGATTGCTATTCGAATATGATTTTTGTTTGCGTTTGCTAGTGCTTTTTTTTATCAATTTGCATGAACTTACATGTTGGACTAAATAAATTATGTGGCTGCAAACATAAAACAAACATTCTTGAGGACCGAATGATGGAGAGCTTGGGTAAAGCGTTAGCTCAAATTACTATCAAGACTAAAGTTTTGGGTTTGATTGTTCTTGGGGCTTTGACAAGTGTTGTCATTGGGGCTGTTGGTATCAGCAGCACTGCAGAAATGAACGACATGACGGTCAATATGCATGGCAATCAACTAATGCCGGTCTACTGGGTGGCGGAGGCCAACCTAAACGCTATCTACATCAACCGGGCGGACTACCGCTTCATTGCCGAAACTGATAAAAATCACATGGATGAGGTCAGCGCTAACCGTGTCAAGTTTTTGGCCGAAATGAATCGGTTACTGGATCTCTACCGCAAAACCGACCTTACTCCACCGGAAGTGGACGGGCTCAAGCGCTTTGACGCCGCCTGGCTGGTCATGGAAGAGGCTTGTAAAAAAGTTCGCGATCTCAGCTACAACGACACCGGCGACGGCGTGAACAACAAAAAAGCACTGGAATTGATGCGTTCTGAATGTCGGCCAAAATTCCAGATCGCTGACGATATCATGAGCCAGATCGTCGGCCTCAACGTCAAGCTGGCGGATCAGTCCTTGAAGGACTCCGAGGACAAATACCAGCACTCTCGTAACGTGATCATCGGCGTGCTGGTGGCTGCCGTCATCGTGCTGCTGGCCTTGGGCGTGATGATTCAAAACGGCATCGTCGGCAGCCTGAAAAAAGGGATGGCGGCGCTGTTCCATCTGGGCAGCGGCGACCTGACCGGCACCATCGAAGTGCAGGGCAAGGACGAAGTGGCCCAAATGATGCAATCGTTGTCCGATACCCAGAAAAAACTACGCGTCACCGTCGGCGACATCATCAACGCCTCCTCCCGCGTTGCCGCCACCGCCGAGCAACTGGCCGCCTCCACCGAACAAGTCAGCGCTAGCATCGGCCAGCAGGTCAACGCCACCTCCAGCGCCGCCGCGTCAATCGAAGAGCTGACCGTCAGCATCGACCAATGCTCCAATAACGCCTCGTTGGCGGACTCCCAGGCCAGCGAAGCCGGCAGCCAGGCCAAGATAGGCAATAAGGAAGTGCAGGACTCCACCCAACAGGTGCGCAAGGTCAACGACAGCGTGGCCGCCTCCGCCAATAATCTGGAATCCTTGTCCGAGCAGGCGCAGATGATCAGCAGTATCGCTACCGTGATTAAGGATGTGGCGGACCAGACCAATCTGCTAGCACTCAACGCCGCGATAGAAGCCGCACGCGCAGGCGAAAGTGGCCGCGGTTTTGCCGTAGTGGCCGACGAAGTGCGCAAGCTGGCGGAACGCACCACCGGTTCCGCTACTGAAATCACCGAGACAATCGATAAAATCCAGGCCGGGGCCAAGGAGGCGGTGAACAGCATGCGCAGTAGCCGAGAAATAGTAAGTCAGGTTGTAGAGTCGTCGGAACAGGTGTCAATCACCATCAGTTCAGTGGAAGAACGGGCGGGGGAGGTGGTGGGCTCCATCAGCGACATTGCCATGGCGATGCAGGAGCAGCGTCAGGCTAGCACTGAGCTGGCCACCCGTGTGGAAGCAATCGCTCAGATGTCAAAGGAAAACGGCATAGCCGTAGAAGTGTTCTCTCAAGCTACTCGAGAATTGGCGGTTGTAGCGGAACGGTTGCAGCAGACGACACTTGCATTTAAGTTGTAGAGAAATTTCCGGTAGTTTCTAAGTGTCGTGTCTGATCCTACGGCCAGCTATATGGCTTTGATGCTCCAGTATAATTAAAAAGCTGGCATAACAATGTCAGCCTCCTGTATCGACCATGACCCCCAGCCATTATTTGGCTGGGGTTTTTTTTCGCTCTCAAGACAATTCTACTGCACGCGATCCGAGTTGAGGATCACCTGACAGGCGTTGAGCCGCCCGGCCGCTTTGTTGGCGTCGCCGGCAATGGAGTACTGCTCAACCCCAAATCGCTCAAGAGCTGCTGCAAGTTTTTCTCGCTGCGCTCCAGAAAATTCGGCGCTTGCTTCTCCATCACGCTGGCCGGCGCCGGCGGAAGCTTCGGGCAGATTTCCGGCACCGGCTGCGCGCTGGTCGCGCAGCCGGAGAGCAGCACGCAGACGAGCAACAGCCCCCTGCTGTTCAATTTTCCCATTCTCCAGTTCCTTCTGGTATGCGGCTGCTGCCGCGTTGTCACTGCGAGCGGTTGCCTGTTCCTGTGCCCTGGCCGCCTTCTCGCCGGCCGCAACCCGCTCCGCCGCCTCTGCGCGCTGGGCTGCGACATCGCGCTCGGCCAGCACCTGGCGGTAGTGCCAGCCGGCAGCGGCCACGGCCGCCACCAGCACCACCCCAGCCAGCAGTTTCAATTGCGCAAACATAGATCCCTTTCCGCGGCTCGCCGCTTGACCAGGCCCGGCAGTTGCACGCCCTTCGCGTAGCTCCAGCGCGGCAGCTCATTGCACGCGCCGCGCCAGTCGCCGGCGTTCAGCTTGCGCAACATGCTGGAGCGCGCGAACGCCGTTTCGCCGACGTTGTAGACGAACGAGCCCAGCGCCGCCTTGCGCGTGTCCGGCAGCGGCACCTTGACCAGGCGGTCTACCGCGGCCATCGATTTGCCCAGCTCCCCCGCCAGCAGTTCCTTACACTCCTCCACCGTCCGCGTCTGCCCCAACTTCACCCCGGCCGTGCTGCCGTAGCAGATCGTCGGAATGCCCACCGGATCGAGGTAGGCCTTGGTCCGCAGCCCTTCGAACTGCGAGACAATGGCCACGCCCAGCGCCAGCGCGCCACCCACGATGAATTTCGCCTTGCTCATTTCCCCGTCCTCCATTCCTTGATCACCGCCACGTAGCGCCGCGCCGCCGCGACGACCTTCGGTCCCGACGTGAAGAACAACATCAACAGGTAGGCGATGGTCAGGATGCTGACCCAGTCCGCCACGCTGATGCCGTACAAGCTGACCGCGCTAATCGTCACCGGCGGCGCAGCCTTGACCGCTTCCGATGCGAACTCCCCCGCTTTGCCCATATCCCGCATTTCCCCTCCCAGAAATAAAAAATGGGCCGGAGGCCCAGGTGGTGAATCTATTCGTTTGCGTGCATTAGGCCGGCGGCACCGGCCATGCGATTGTGGCTGGGTAGCCTGGTTGCTGGGACAACTTCGCCAGCGCATTGCAATACCGCTTCCACGCCGCGAGCAGGTCCAGCTCGGCCTGCGTTGCGGCGCCGGCCAGTGCCACGACTTCCAGCGGCTTGCGCGCCGCATACGCCAGCAGCAGCATCTGGCGCGCGTCCTGCTGCGCCTGCTGAATCAGCGCATTGCGCCGCGTCGAGTCGTCGAGATAGCGAAACTCCGGCAGCGCCGCGGCGGCATCGGCGGCCGCACGCGCGGCTTCGTCCACCTGCCAGGCCTGCCCATCCCACACACCAAAGAAAGGCGGCGGCAGGTCCGTGGCGCCCAGGTCGGCCAGCGACTGCCCAAGCTGGGCTGTTACCTTCACCGCCGTCGCGGTGCTCCAGAGCCTGGCCGCGCGGTAGTCCGGCACCAGCCGCCACTGGCCACTATCGAATACTGCTGCCTGATGCGCGCCGGCGGCCGGCGGCGGTGTGGTGGTGCTGAACGGTGGCAGCAGCAGTACGTCGCCCGGCTCATTCGGCGAGATGTCCGCCAGCCGCACGCCCAGGTATTCGCCCGTCGACGGTTGGAAGGCATGCACTTCAACGGACCTGGGCGACTGAGCCGCCAGGCCGCCAGCGCGGATGCAGGCCATTAGCCCAGCCGGCGCCGACACCGCCGGGAGGTTGAACGTGTTGACGCCGTCGCCATCGCCGAAGGCGCTGCCCAGCAGGCTATACAGTTCGGCGTAGTGATCGCGCGCCAGCGCCGCGCCATTTGCGCGCAGCCAGCCCGCCGGCGGATTCTGGCCAGCAAAGTAAGCAATCTGTCCGGCCGCCGCCAACGCCTTCATGTCCCGCCCGGCGGCATTGAATCCCGCGGCGATGTTGGCGGCCAGCATCACGCTTTACCGGCGTTGTAGGCGGCGACGAAATCCGTATCAGGGTCGCCGATGCCGATGTTTGCGCAAGCCGTAGCCTTCTGCTGGGCAGTCAGCGTCTGGGCGTCGGCATAGCTGATCCGGGCATTGACCGCGGCCAACAGGCCGGCGATTGCGTTGTCGTCTGCCCCGAGTTTCTGCTCAATCTCCAGCAGCGTGTCATAGGCGGAACTGGCGCCGCCCAGAATCTGCGACTTCAGGTCGGCCAGCAGCTGGACAACTTTGGCCGACGAATACGCTTTGCCAGCGCTCGCCGCTGTGTCGTCGATCACCGCGCCGCCGCCGGCCAGTGCCTGGAGTTCGTTGATTGCGGCGACAAGGCTGGTCTTCTGCGACGTGTTCAGCGCGGCAAGGCTACCTTGTGCCGTGGTCAGGGCTTTGATGTCGGCGCTGATGGCCTGGACCAGTGCGGTAATTCGTGTCTGCAAGCTCATGGGTTCTCCTCAAAGTTTCGCTATCTGGTACAGCAGCGCGATGTCCAAATCGAAATCGTCCACCGCGTTTTTGCCATGCGGCCCGACCGGCCCTGGCACACCCTCAATCACCCGCAGTTCAGGCGCCTGTTCTACGACTACCGTCACCGCGTCGGTGTCCAGCACCACCGCTAGCGGCTGCTTATCCATCTCCCGGCTCCTTCACTGTGAAGCGGCCGGCGATAACCGTGCGCACCGCGCCGTCCGGCCAAGTCAGTTCCAACGCGCAAACCATCGGGCCAGAGGGCCAGCGCGCGGTATCCGCTGGCGGAGCGGTAATCCAGACGCCGCCCGTTTCCACAGTCAGCGCCGGGGCTTGCGACAGCACGAGCAGCGGCTGGCCACCCGGCGGCCGAAACGTCGCCCGCGCGCTCACGCCGGACAGATCCAGCGGCGCGCCGAACTGCAACACTGCGCCGCCGGTGTAGCGCGGCCAGCCAGCACCGGACACGTTGATCACTTCCAGCGTGTTCTGATCAATGGCCATGACCTGATAGAAGTCATCCACCGCCGGCGGCCGGTTGCGCGCGGTCAGCCCGGGCAGAGCGACGCCGGTCACCGCAGCGCGCCAGGCGGGCGGCAGGCCATGCGCCGGTACGCTCAACCGGACGGCCGCGCCGCTGGAGTCAATCGCCGCCACCGGCCGTGCCGACAGCTGGCCGGACTCCAGCCGGACATGCCGACGCCAGGTATCACCCTTGAAATGATCCATTGAAGCTCCATGAAAAACCCGCCGGTGTGGCGGGTCAGGCAAAGCAGATTGGCGCATCGTCAAAAACTAATTGCCTGGTCACCGGGTGGACGGCGACGTGCGTCGCTCCCGCAGGCCACAAAGTGCCGGTGCCGGCGACTAGATCGACAACGCCGTATGTCTCGTATTTCCCAACCATCACCAGACCATCGCCAATATTGTTGAACGCGATTTCAAATTCCCACACAAACCCAGGGGCTTGTAATACCCCGGATTGAATCTGTCGCAACTCGGTAGTGACCATCCCCATCGGCGATGTTTCTTGTTCAATCCAAAATTGGCCCAGCTTAACCGAACCTATTCTCCACTCGAACAATGCCTTGAAGCGCGTTTTAGCACCTGATACACCGGGCACCTCGGGGATTTCCTCAACTGAGGATGATAGGATCACGGACTCACATATCGCAGGCACAACACCCTCCCCGTACACGAATCCAGCAACACCCAGCCTCCGCTCATACATGTGCCCGGACTGAGCGCCCCATCCGCTGTGTTCGTCGATAGTGATACTTGCGCCATTTTGTGTAAGCTGCAGCGTTACCGCATAGATATTCAGTTTTCCGATGAACGACATCACCGCGGCATTACCGCTGGGCGACACCGCGGCGAGGCCCCATTTCCAGCCGGTGTTCGGCTTGAATGCATCCGCCACCGCGCCCCAGTTCAAGGGAAACGACTTGGTGCCCGGCCGGTTCAGGCATTTAAGCGTAAGCCCGCTGGCGGTGATGCCAACCGCCCACACGTCGTTCACGCCGAACGCAACAAACCAGTCGCAGTTGTTGATCAAGCGGCCGTACAGATAGCAGCCGTCAAAGTTTTTGTAGCGCTGGTAAATCGCATACGGCAGCCAGCGATAGCCGGTGACCGGGTCGTATTGCTCCTGCCCCTCCCAGCCCGGCACCTGCAGCTTTGTCGAAATCCCCAGCACGCTGTACGGCACAACGCGGCCATTCGGCAGCGTCAGTCCCTGCTTAACAAGGCCATGGAATGGATGGCCGGCCGCGGTCGGTCGCGCCACCGGCAACGGCGAACGGGTGTCCAGCTTCATGGCGCGGCGTACTCCATCACCACCGTTTTACCGTTGGCGTCAGTCAGCGTGACCTGCTTGATGGGCTGGACCTTAATTACGAACAGCCCGTCGCTCGTCGTCATGCTCGTCTCTGCGTGGTACTGCCGCAGGCTCGCGTCCTTCTCCACCAGCGGCCCGGCGATGGCGCCAGTAGACGCCGTCGGCGCGCTGACCGTGCCGCGGCCGGCACCGGTCTTCGCCGGCAGTGCGCCTGGCGCGGGCAGCTTCGGCAAGGCGGCCTTGGCCTGGCCGGTGCGCCGCGTCTGCTCCAGCGTCTGCGCCAGCATCTTGGCATCTGATTGCTTCATGTCTGGATGACCTCCCCGAGCGTCAAAGTCACATTCGACCACGCGCCGTTGCTGCCGGCGTGGTCCCAGCACACCCAGATTTCGAGCGCGTTCTCCGCACCGCCCTGGAGCGGTGCCGGCAACTCCAGCGCGCCGCCGGGCGGCGCCGTTTCCAGCGCCACTTCGGTCCTGGCCAACCGGATCGACTCAATCGGCTCACCGCTGCCGGCACTGAGAGGTGCCAGCTGCAGCGGCGGCGAGCCCGGGTTGAACGTGCCGGGGTCGGGCGAGCCAAGCCAGAACCGCGCGGCTAGGCGCCGGCCATCCGCCGCCATTCTCAGCGGCAGGCCGGCCAGCTTCACGGTCAGCGCCGCGTCGCTGTAAAACCCCAATGTGACGGCCATTTCTACCCTCGCTTCAATGTAATGATGTCCGCCGGCACGCCGACCCGATACGACACCGTCGCCGGCGCGGTCAGCGGGTCTCGCGTACTGGCCGGGATCTCCGGCACTGTGATGCGGAACTCTGACGCTCGCGTCGCATCCTCGGTTGAAGGCTTGTCCGAGAAGCCCAGGAAGCCGTCATGCGTTGCGGTCGATGTGTTGCTGACGTCGAGCGTCGTTTGCCCGCTGCCGGTGGTACTCATTGGCGGCTGCGGGATCTCTGGCTTTTTCGGCGCTGGCAAAGGATCAACCGGCACCGTCCCCACCGCCAGCGCGCCGAATAGTACCATCGTGATTTCGTCGACCGCGCGGCCGCTGCCAGTGTCGAGGGCGGTCACCACCCGCTGCACTTTGCCGGCGGCGTCGACTTGCGGATGCTCGACGGCCACCGTGTGGCACACGTCCAGCTCCGAATGCGCCGGCACCTGAAACGACAAGGTCGCATTGCGATGGCTCGCGGCAATCTGCGCAGCGGCCTCAGCCAACAGGCATTGCAGCGCGACGTTGACCTGCGCGCGGCCCTGGCCGGGCAGCCAATCCAGATCCGGCATCGGCCCGTCAAACGTCGCTTCGCCTTTCTCCCAGCCGCTGGTATCGACCTCGACCGCTAACTGGCCGGTGCTGCCTTCCTTCTTGCGGGTGCCATAGGCGGCCACTGAGTCCGGCGCCACCGCCACCACCTTGATTTCTTCCGTGATCTGCTGGGCGCATCGCCACTTGAGATCTACTTCGGCCCGGCTGCAGTAGGGGTCTGCCTCCGGGGTGCTGGTGAACGGGTTCTTCCAAAAGTACAGCACGCCGTTTTCTGAAAAATACTGCTGGGGCGGACTGGGCAGATAAGTCGTGTTCACCACCGTCCAGCCCGTACCGCTGGCGGCGCCGGCGACAGCTGATTTCTCCGGATAGCGGAATTTGCCAAGGAAGAAGTCCGCCAGCCGCTGGCTGTTCTCCCATGTGAACCGATGCCGGCACTCGTTCAGCCGCGGGAAGCGGAATTCGAACTTCGCCTCCACGGTGTTGAACAATTCCGCCAGCCTGTTGGTTTTCAACTGCAGCGACTGATCGAGGATCACTCCGGCGTCGAAGCGGAACGCCGGCGGCCCGGCGCGCCACGGCGTCACCCGCGGATTGCCGTACACGTCGAGATCGAACGAGGCCTGCACCGTCGACAGCCTGTCCTCGGCGTAGCGCAGCGAATCCGCGTCCGGGCTGAACACCAAGTCGGACCAGTGGCCGCCCAGCAATGCCGCCAAGTCCGCCCGCGGCTTGCGCGCCAGCAGGTCGCGGCGGCCGTCGGTGGCGTGCAGCGTCAGCACGCCGGTGGCGCTGCTCAACTCCGGCATTTCGACGCGCCCCGTGAATCGTCGATACCACGCGCCGCCGGACTCGCATTGCAGGTCCACCGTGAGCCGCTTTCCGCTGACGCTGGCCAGCGTGTACGGCGCGCCAGGCAGCAGCTGGATTTCGCAGATCCGCGCCAGCCCTTCCTCTGCCTCAATCCGAACAGAGCCGGTCAGCCAGGCGCTGACGTCCTGCTGCTCCAGCACCGCGCGCACATCCCATTGCCCGGCGTGCCGCGGGCTGCCCAGCGCCACCAAGTGCAACGGCAACGACAGCGCCACCGCGCCTTTTGACAGCGCCAGCGGCAGGCTGACAACGCCACGCTCGCCCGGGCTCTTGCTAGGGCCAGGCAGCGCCGCCAGCGGCGCGCCGGCAATGGGGGTCAGAATCATGGGAGTCTCAGCTCATTCAAAACGTATGCCGCCGGCGGCGTGCTGGTATCGCCCCACATCGAGGGCACGTGCATCGCCAGATCCAAATACCACGACCGGGTCTGGCCCGGCCCCATCTGCGGCGGAACAACCGCCGAGCCGTCCTTGTTTTTGATCGTTCCGTCGTTCTGCAGCGTGAACACGTTGCCGCTGTTGTTTGCGACAACGAAGGAGCAGCGCGGCCAGGCCAGAGCTTTTGTATTTGGCGCATAGACAAAGCACTCGGTGCCGGCCGGCAGCCCGCTCAGATCGAACAGCACCGCCGGCGCCGTCGGCATCGCTTCGGCTTCAAATGCCTGAGCCGGCCGTTTGAACAGCGCGCTCAGCGACGCCGCGGACTGCGTGACGAAGGCTTGGCAGGCCACGCCGTCCCAGTTGTGTTGCTGCTGCTGCATCTCTCCGCCGACGCGCACCGGCTCAGCGGCGCGGTTGATAAAGAACTCCTGAAAGTCCAGGTGCATCAGCTCGGCCTTGCTGCCGTCGATTGCGCGAAAACACACCACCGTCCGCCGGTTTCGCTTATCCGCCGGCTGCATCGTGATGCCGAACGCCCGCAGCATCAGCATGTCCGGGTTTCCCATCTGCATCGGGGACAGGCCAGTTGGCAGATCCGCCTTGAGGTCGTTCCAGTAGATGTCCATCACACTTCCTCGCAGTTGAGCGTCCACTGAAAATTGCCGGCGGCCAGGTCACCTGTTTCCGTCAGCTCAGCAAAAACGGTCAGCACCGGCCAGTAGCTGACCTGATAGCCGACCGCGCCCGGCACCGGCGCGAGATTGGCCACCGCGCCGGATACTTCCACCACGGTTTCCACCGTCTCGCCACCGGCCAGCACCGCGACACCGTAAACGCCCATGTCCTGCCGATGCGCCGGCAGCGCGATACTGGCCGACGGGCTGACGATGGCGCGCGGCGACGCGCACCACAGTTCCAGCGGCTGGGACAGGTCCAGCGCGGACAGGCCGGCCGGCAGCCAGCCACCGCCCTGGAGCGTGGTCTTCAACCGTGTCCAGCGCGTTTGCCGGAAGCCCGCGCCGCCGGCCGCGCGCAGGGTGACCCTGGCCGCCAGCTGCTCATAGCTCTGAGTAAAATCCAGATGCGACAACAGTGGGCAGACCAGCCCGCCAATCTGGAACATGGGTGCGTTCATACCACCTCTTTACATTTTGAGTTGCAGCCGACGCATGTCGGCCATGAAGTCGCCGGCTTCGCTGGGATCGGCCTGCACCGACAGTTGCTGGCCGCCTACTTGCAGGAGCAGCGTACCCAGAGCCTTGGCCGCCGGCTGCGCCAGCCCGCCGACGTCCGGCAGACTGATGCGGTCGGCGAACGTCGGCAGCGCGGCACCGACTAGGCCGCCGTTGGCGTAGCCGCGCCAGTCCTGCAGCGCACCCATGCCGCGGCGGTGGAAGTCCCACATAAAAGCCAGCGCGCCGGGCTCGCGCATCCGCTCTTGCGTTTGCACGAACTCGCCGCCGTGGACGACGCCGGCCGGCTCATACTTCCCGCCGGGTCCGGTCCAGCCGCCACCGGAGAAGCCGGGAGGCTTCTCGGGTAGGCCGACATCTTTGCGGGCATCGGTCAGATATTTACCGTCCTGGCCGACATACTGCACCGGGATCTTGATCGGCTTCGCGTCGGCCGCCGCTTGAAAGCGCGCGATCAGGTTGTCCAGATCAAGATTGCCTTTCTCCGTGTCGAACCCAACCTGCAGGCGCTTGACCGAGTCCGCGGCCTTCTTCAGCTCCTCGATTTTCTGCATCGCCTGCTGCAACTGGTCGGTGGCCTGGCCTTCGGCCTTGGCGTCGAAACCATCCTGCGCTTTGCCGGCCTGGTCGTTGAAGAAGTTGAACTCCCCCTCTGTGATCTTGCCGGCCTCGCGCAGCTTGTTGATGGTGTCCATCAAGCTTTCGAAGGCCTTCTCCGTCGCCGTGGCGTCGCGCGCGGCCTGCCGAAGGTCGGCGTCCTTCCCCGTCTTGGCCGCCTGGGCTTGGCTCTCCTGCGCCTTCCGCCCGAGGGCATTTGCTTTCGACAATCCCTCGTAGTAGTCGGTGACGCCCATGGTCGCCGGGTCTTTGGCCTTCTTCGCCGGGTCAACGGCTTTGTTGCCATACCAGGCTTCTTGATGCTTTTTGCGGGTCTCGGTCGCCGCCTTGAGCGCGTCGTTGGCTTTGTCGTAAAGCTTCTGTTCCTTCGCCAGTTTCTCGGCCAGGCCAGCCAGCGCGCCATTGCGCACCGCGTCGACGTTCTTGCCGAAGCGCTCCTCTTCTTTGACGCGGTTTTCGGTGTAGGCCTTGTAGTCGGCCAGGGCCTTGCTGTATGCCGCAGCCTCGCGCGCCAGCCTCCGCGCCTCGGCGTCCTGGGTGGCGTCGCCGCCGCCGCGCTCTACCGACTCGGCGCGCTGCTGGAGCAGCAGCTGCTTGGTTTTGAGAGCGCGCTTCAGCGAGTCCTCATACTCCGCCAACTGCGCACGGCCAAACCCATTCAGAACATCCGCGCTAACGACCGGGGTATCAACCGTCTCGAACTCCTTGAGGCCCTGGTACTGCTTCAGAATTTCGCGGCTCAATTCAAGCGCACGCTCCTGCTGCCCATTCCAGATTTCGAACTGATCAATCGCAACCTTTACCCCTGCCGCTGCGGCAAGGCCGAAAGCGGCAAACCCTGCCACAGCAGCAATGGGTATCGCTCCAATCGCGGTCTTGAGAAGCGCGATTTCACCTATCGCCTTGGCAATACCGGACGAATCGACGGCCATTCCAATCGCGATCTTGGTCGATCCAATAGCACGCAGAGTATTCAGAGCCGCGGACAGCGCGCCCACCCACTGCACCGCCTGCACCAGCACTTTCATGCCCACATAGCTGCCGATCAGAAGCTTGATGGCGTCAGCGTGTTCACGAACAAAGCCGACGGTCACGCGGATGGTTTCACCCAGCGTGCTGATGATCGCAGCAAGATTGCGTCCCATGTCGGCGGCGGAGCCATCGGCCATCGCCTGGGCGATGGCATCCATCAGGGACTTGATCTGCGATTTTGCAGCTTCCAGCGGGCCATTGTTGCCAACCTCAGCCAGGAACTGGTCCCAAATATCTTGTAACTGGGAAACCATGCCTTGCCAGGTGCCAACCTGCGATGAAGCGGCGCCTTTGGATTCCTCTTCAATTGCCTGGATCAACTGGCGGATTACGTCACGCCCCAGAAGCCCTTTGCTCCCCATGTCCTGCAGTTCGGCCGTGGTCTTGTTCAACTTCTTGCCGAGCAGATCCCACACAGGGACGCCGGCATCAACAAATTGCAAGACCTCTTCGCCCTGCAGCTTCTGTTTACTCCAGGCCTGGCCCAGCGCCAGCGCAATACGTGTCAGCGTTTCCTGGCTTCCGCCCAGTTTTGCTGACTGGTCGGTAATTGCTTGGAGTGAGCCGGCCATCGGGTCGAGGCCGAAGTTCTTCAACTGGGTGTAGGTCTGGGTCAGGCCTTGCACGCCGAACGGTGTGTCCAGCGCCAGTTGCTTCAACTGCTTGAAGGTGTGAGCGCCAAGAACAGATGATTTCTCAACATTGTTGAGCTGGACTTGCAGGGTCTCAAAAGCCCCTGTCTTACTCAGGACGCTCATGGTTGCCTGGACTGCGCCAGTCAGCGAACCCAGCGCGGCGACCGTACCAATGATCTCGCCGCGGACGCCGGACAGGAAGCCAGTGCCGGCCGGCGCCGCCAACTCGCCGCGCACTTCACGAATCTTGGCTTGAAAAGCCTGGGCCGCCGCGATTTGCTCGCTGTAATTCAGTTGGCCGCTGTTGATTAGTCGGTTGTAAGCGGCCTGCGCCAGCTGCAGGTTGCGGCCGGCGTCATCATCGCCAAGGCCAAGGATTTCCTTAGCTCGGTTCATCTTCTGCCGCGGGACCAGCCGAGCACGTGCCGTCTCGATTTTGGCGCTCATCTCCGCCTGCGCCGCCGCGAGATTCCATGTATCGACGCCGGCGGCCTTCAACTCTTTGCGCAGCCCCTGGACAGAGTCTATCTGCCGGCGCATGGATTTCTCGGCGCGGTCGAGCGCCTTGTCCGTGGTCGCCAAGGCTTTCTCAAGATCCTTGGTCGGCCCGGTCGCCATGGCGATGGCCTTTTGATACGCCTCGCTTTCCTTCTTCAGCTTGAAGAATTCGGCGGCAGCCTTCTTCGCGCTTTCCTGGGCCTTGCCGAGCAGCTCCATTTTGGCCGCGGTAGCCGACATGCCCTGCAGCGCGCTGCCGAATTTCTGCTCGGCCGCGACCACCTCTTTCAAAAACGGGGACGCATCGCCGGCCATCACCATCCGGATAAGCATGTCGTTATTGCTTGCCATGGGCTGCCTCGGCTTCGTCTATCGCGTGTTGGAACTGGGAATGGGTGTAATGCCAGGCCTCGCTATGACCCAGGCGGATCAGCGCCGAGACCAGCATGTCGAATTGCTTCAGGACCGCGCCGCTGCGAGCAGCTTTTCGAGGCGGGCCTGCATGCCGAAAAAATTCGGGTTTACCTCGCGGCAGTCCGCCAGGACTTTTTCAAGCTGCGACGGCGGAAGCGCCGCCATGTCTTCCAGTGGCAAATCGGTCATGGCGGCCAACTCGGTCAGCGAGATGCCCGGCAGGAGCAGCGCGTCTACCTGATCGGTCGGCGGACGCTCAAACAACGCACGGATCTCGGCGACCGTCAGTTCGCGGCAGACCACATCACGGCCGACATCCAGCGTGGTGATTTTACTTTTTTTCAAAGGAAGCTCCGAAAATGAAAAACCCCGCCGAGGCGGGGTAGCTTTTCAAGGGATTGCCTGAATTTAGGGTAGAACTATAAAAAATGCCCCCGCCTAAATAGAAGATCGTGCACCGGGTGTATTAGGTACAACGCCACCAAGAACACAATTAGAATTGCGAAATATAACAATGGGGAGTATTTCTTCCCATTGCGATAGTAAAAGTAGTATGGGTAACACACAGGCCAAAACAGAAAAATACACGCACAAAACTTGCAATCAATTCCCTTAGGGATCTCTTCGTCAGCATTCGAAACTTTGTCATGCCTAGCACAGATCGCTGAAAAAAGAGCAATCAGGAAATACGCAAAGTAAATTACATAAAGCTCTGCAGAATGCTTCAACACAAAGGACATGACAACCACAACACTAGCCACCAACACAGGCCCCACAACCATAGCAACGCCAAGGTCAAGATTGCCAGTGACAAAGCCTTTTTCTTCCCTCTTTAACCTCTCCTTGATTTCCCGATCATAAATTTCTCTATTTTCAGGATTCAACAACACTGACTCAGCCATATCAAGAAATGCAAGATCATCAGGCGTCGGATTGCCTTTTATAAATAGTTGTTTTGTCTTTTCTGCAATAGCAATTCGAATATCCGCTTCTTCCGCGGCATATGAAACATTTATAAAACCGTACAGCGTGTTTTTCATTCCCAATTCCGCCCATGCTATGCGCTATACAATATAGGACAGAATTTTTTATGTTGAAAACCAGCTTTACAACTATTGAGATCAGAGAAGCGAAAGTGTATTTGCATAAAAACTGCGAGCGATGATCACCTTTCTGCGGTACACCCAGTGATAAATCCCCTCTACCATTGAGTGACAGAGGGGCTTTCAATAGAACAAATCACACCGTCTGCGTCGCCATCACCACCTGGAAATACATCGACTTGCCGCCGGTCTTGGTGCGATCAGCCAGCACGCCGCCCTTGAGCTTCAGCGTGGCGAAGTCGTCGCCGATCAGCGCCAGGTCGTCGGCTGGGCTGGGCTTGAAGCGATGGATTGTGAGGTTGACCTTGGCGCCGCTCTGTGCCTCGTTCAGGCCTTCGAAAATCAACTTGTATTCGGTGCCCAGCTGGGTCAACGCCTCGATGGTCGCTTCCTTGCTCGTCGCGTCAATCGTGACGTCGCCCTGCAAAGCCAGCGCGATGTTGTCCGGCGACAGCTCGCGCAGGTCCATTTCGACATCAACCGAGCTGATGCGGACGACCTTGTTGGCCGTGCCGCCGCCGCCGCGGGTGTAGTCCACCAGCTTCTTTTCATCGGTACTGATTTTGAGGCTCAGCGCTGAGCAGTTACCGACCTCGCGCGCAGTGGCCGCGCCCTTCTGCACTTTCACCACGCCGTTGCCGATGTAGCTGAATTCCTGAATCGCTGCCATTTCCGTCTCCTATGGGCATAAAAAAACCGCCTGGCGGCGGTAATGGTTTTTGTTGCGGGAAAATCAGGGCTCCTCAGCCCTGCGTCTGAATTTCACCTCGATGGCAAGGTCTACGACGTAGGTCATCTCCTCGCGGTTGAAGCCGTAGCGCGTGCCCGTTTCGGTCAGTTCCAGGATGTGGAGAACGCCGCCAAGGTTGTGATCGGCGAATAGCGCCTGGCGCAGTGCGCTCATGTGTGGCTCAAGCCGCGAATAGACTCGGCCGGGGATTGCATCGACAACCGTCGTCAACCGCAGCTGGATCCGGTCATTCCGTACCGCCTGGCCCTTTTTGTCTTCTGGCTGGTGGTCATCGAGATGGATAACCGTAATCGGCTCGGCCACGTCCTCCGGCTCCAGCACCAGCACGCCGAGCGCAACCCGACCTGGAAGCGCCGGCTCCAGCCGCTGGTATACCGCGCGGGCAATGTCGAAATCTTTCACAGCCTGGCCTCCACCATTTTGAGCAGCACTCCACGCGCGCCGTCGAGCACCGCCTCTTTCGCTTCATCCCCAACTTCATCAACCGCGCGCGACAGGTAAGGATGCGGATCCATTTTGCTGGTCCCTTGTTCAATAAACCGACCGTAGTAGGCGGTTACCAGATCAGTCTTGCGGCCCTTGCTGGCCTTGGCAGCCAACTTGGCGCGACTTAACTCGCCGGCGCGGTTGCGCTTGGCCCTCGTTGCCACGGTGACAAAGCCGGTCAGCGGTGCGTCGGTTTTGCGGACGTTGGTCCATGCGATGATCTGCGACCGCAGGAAACCACTGTCCCGCGGCGCCAGTTGCTTGGCGCGCCGCATGATGATTTTGACGCCAGCCAGCAGCGGCCGGCTGAGTTCGCGGCGTTCTTCCACCGCGCCGGCCAGCCCTTCCAGTCGCGCGAAAATCTGGGACCGGGCGTCATCGGCTTTGAGGCTGACGTCCATCGTCAAACTCCAAAATCAGTTCCATGTCGCGGCGCCGGCCGTCGCGGTCTATCGGCGGCGCTTTGACGGTGTAGGTTCTGGTCACGCCGTCTTTGACGTGGACCAGGCGCATGCCGGCCTCGATGCCTGGCCGCCAGCGCAGGAAGGCCCGGGCGTCGATCTGATGCAGCGTGACATCGCCAATCCGGTCGCGGCCGGTGAAGTCGGCTACGTTTGCCCGGGTCTTGCAGACCAACTCCCAGCCGCTGACGTTCTCGCCGTGGTCGTTTTTGCGCTTTACCTCTCGCTGGATCTGGACCAGGTGTCGCAGGCGGCCGGCTCTCATAGCGCCACCACTTGCATGGCGTAAGGCGTCAGCATCTCGTCAACGAACGATTTCGGCAGGTCGGTCACGATGGTCCCGGCGATGAACTGCTCGCGGAACTCGTAGAACGTGCCGACTCGGTACAGCAGCCACTGCTGAATATCCTCCGGGACACGGTCGCCAGCGGCACCGAATCCCGCCGAGTAGTTGATCTGGATCGCGTCCGGCGCGGCGTCGATCTTCGGCCACGCCGCGCGCGGCCGGATGAACAGGTGCGGCCCATCTTCCAGTGCGACGAAGTCGTGCCATTCCACCACTTGGCCGGCCTGGCGCAGCATGATGGATTGCACCGACTTGGCATTCGCGGTCTGCAGCAGCAACGAAGGGATCAACGGCCACTGGCCGAAGGTCTCGCGGTAGCTCGCCGTCAGCAACGGCCCCTTGAGCTTCCCCTCGCATGCGCGCACCGCTGCACGCTCCATCAGCGTCAGTAGCTCGTCGTCATCGGTCATGTCGAGATCGATGTTGCACTGCTGTTTGATTTGCCCCAGCGTCAACACCGCCGCCGCGCTGCGCTGGGTCACCACGGCGGCCATGATCAGTTGGCCTCGCCGGCTGCACCGCGGCGGCCGGTGTTGCCTTGCCGCTTGTTAGCGTCGCCGCCTTCGTCCGCCTTGTCGGCTTTATACAGCTCAACGACCTCGGACTTGGCCAGTTTCTCCAGCCGCTCCACGTGCGATTCATCGAAGCCGGCGATATCGCCAGGGGTGTAGATGCCATGCGGCTTCAAAAACTTGACTACGATTTTGTCCATCTCGCTCTCCAGCTTGAGTTGTTCGCGGCCGGAAACCCGGCCGCTACTGCCTTACTTGCCCCACTTCACCCCGATGCCGATGGCGATCGACTCACGGTGACGCGGGCCGAAATCGTGTTTGGCGATCACGCGGATCAGAGTCTGATCGCGCTGGAAGGCACTGATGACGTTGCCGTCGCCGTCCTTGTAGGTCGCCTCCTTGGAGAAGTCGATCATCAAGGCCTGGTCCTCGCCGATGAAGCAATCGGCGAAGTCGGCAAAATACAGCTCCGATTCGTCGCCGCCGGCGCCCAGGTTGTTGGGGATTTGCGTGGTCAGGCCGACCGGGTAGCCTTTCAACTGCTTCTGGGCCAGTTCCAGATAAACCTTGTTGCCCTTCATGTCGCGCAGGCCTTCCAGGAAACGGAAGGTTCGCGGCGACATCACCCAGCCCGGCTGCACCATGTTGGCGTCAACGCCTTCCAGCGCCAGGATCAGCGTATTGAGGAACAGCTCAATGGCCTGCAGCGCCGCGGCGTCGATGGTGGCAATCGTCGGCGCCGGGAACACATTACCCGGCAGCACCCAGTTGCGCAGGCCTTTGGGCAGGTTGCCACTGCCGTCATCGCGCAGGAACGCCTTGTCCTCGCGCGCACCGACGGCCGAGGTCAGATCGTCCACCACCACGCGGTCCACGTTGGGGCTGATGCCCGAGTTGGCCAGCAGGTCGTTGCTGATCGGAACCAGCGCGGCCATTTTCTTGGACGACAGTTTCAGGTCGTCGAACTGCGCGCCGGTAACTGGGGCATCGGTATCGGTGCCGATGTAGCCGACCTGCGCGCCGCCCTTCAGGCGCGGAATGGTCAAGTTGCCGTTGTTGAGCGGCAGCGAGCGGGCGCCCAAGCGGCGAACCACGGTTTTCGGGCGCAGCAACTCGATCACTTCGCTCGCCAGATTGGTCGGCACCAGCACGCCACCAGCCGAAGGCGTGGCGGTATTCAGAGCGGCAGCCACCTCGGCGCCGTAGCCGCGCTGGTCGGCGATGTTGGCGGCGGCTTGGTAGTTGCCTTGCGCCTCGATCAGGGCCATGGCCAGGTGAGCTACACCTGCACCGGCGACCTTCGGGCCTGCCGGTTGGGCATGCAGCTTGCCTTCCTGCGACACGCCTTGGCTATCCAGGTTTTCCACTTGGGCGGCAGCGGCCGCCTGCATCTGCTCAGCAGCTTCCAACCGTTGCAGCTGCGCGCCGAGCTGGTTGAACTCGGCGTGCATGGCATTGATTTGCTCGATCTGTTCGGCGCTCATCACCTCGCCGGCAGTCTCCAGGGCGGCCATCTCGGCCACCTTGGCGGACAGTTCGGCACGGCGGCGCTTCAGTTCTACGATCTTCGACATTCGGTTTTCTCCAGACGAAAAAAAAACCGCCTCTCGGCGGTAGAAATAAAAAAAGCTCCTTGCGGAGCTGGGTTGTCGTCGCCGTGCGGCGGCGCGTTGGATCAGAGTTTGAGGTTCAGGCTCATGGCCATGGACGCGGCAATGGCCTGAGAACTGCCGCGCGCTTTCGGCACGCGGGCTCGCTTGGCAGCGACGCCTGCTGCAATTCGGTTCACCGCCTGCTGCTGGCTTTCCAGGCCGTCGGCCAGACCGGCCTCAATTGCATTGCCGCCGTAGAACAGCCCGGCCTCGGTGTCCTTCACGGCGGACACCTTCATGCCGCGGTTCTGCGCGACGGTGTCGCAGAACATTTCGTAGTAGTGGTCCAGCATGCTGTCGGCGGCGGCCATGGCCTCCTCGCTCAGCGGCCCGGTCTGCGACATGTCGTCTTTGCGAGCGCCGCGGTAGAGGGTCGTTACCTTCACCCCCTCGTTTTCCAGCTTCTGGCTGAAATCGGCGTGCTTCATGATCACGCCGATGGAGCCAACGCCGGATGTCTTCGACAGCACGATGTCGCTGCAGGCGCTGGCGATGGCGTAGCCGGCGCTGAACGCGCTGTAGTGAACCAGCGCCGTAATCGGTTTGACGTCGCGGCCGGCGCGGATGTCGTCCACGAACTCGAAGCAGCCGGACACCGCGCCGCCGGGCGTGGCCAGGTCGATAACGATGTGCTCAATGCTCGGGTCGTTGAGGCCGGCATTCAGCTGGCTGCGCAGGCCTTAATAGCTAGCCTGGTTCGAGCACAGCCCGACATCGTTGGTCCGCGGCACCAAGATGCCGGCGACTGGCATTACAAGCACGCCGCTGCCGCGCGCGGCCTCCATGCGCCGGTCCTCGGCGGAGACTGCTTGCACTGCGCCGTGGTCGCCGTCTTCCTTCCAGGCCGTCATCGGCAAACCGATGTTGACCTGCTGCAAGTTGACGCCCATGCGCTGGCCGGCCCAGGCCACCGCTTCATGCAGCATGTCCGGCAGCACCATGTGCGGCTGGTTGAACAGCTGGTGCAGGAAAAGATGCTTTCTCATTGGGTCTCCAGAATCTTGTGAATGGCGTCGATGGCCTCGACCGAAGCCCCCGCCCCTTTCGGCAGCCCTGCGCCGGCGTGAACCATGTTCAGCGGTTGCAGGTAAATGTCGCCCCCCGGGATCGGCGGCAAGTTCTCCAGCCGACGGATGTCGTTGACCGAGAGCCAGCCCCATTGCCGCCCTACGGCATACGCGGCATAGCGGGTCTGTGTATCGCCGCGCAGCAGTCCGCCCACATTGAACTCGATGTAGTACTCGTCGCGTTCATTCGGCAGCAGCAGGTCGCGCATCATGGCCTGCTCGTGCCGGCGCAGCCACGGCATCAGGCAGTAGACGACGAATTCAATCGCCTGGTGCTCGATGTTGTTGTTGGTTGCCCGGTCCAGCAGGTTTACCTTGTGCAATGGCATCTTGTAGATCTGGGCGACCTCCAGTGCCGACAGCTTGCGACTTTCGAGCAGCTGCGCGTCCTCGTTGGTCATCGACAGCGGCCGGAACGACATGCCGTCCTGCAACACCGCTACCTTCATCGCGTTGCTGGAGCCAGAATACTCAGCCCGCCAGGCGTCTTTGATGTCCCGAACCCTATCCGTCTCGAGCGGTTTCAGCAGGGTTTGACCCACCACTGCCGGCCGCTCAAGCACGCCGGCCAAGTGCGTGCCGTTGGCAAACACCATGCTGGCGTGATCCTGGGTCGCCAGTGCCAGCCCGATGGTGTCGCAGTGCAGTTGGACCGGGCTCACGCCGGTATAGCCGTTGAGGGTGAACCAGCGGACATGATGAATCATCCGCATCGGCATCGCCGGATTGCTGCCAATCCGGTAGTACGGCAGCAGATCCTGCCCCTTGAGCACCTGCACCTTGGTTGGGTCCAGAGGCAGCAGCGCCACCGGATAGCCGGCTTCATCACGCTCAATGAAGCTGTAGGCCGCGCCACGAAGACCAGCAGATACTTGCTGCTGCTCCCGAAACTCATACGCGGTCTGCCACTGATTCGGCTCATGCCGAATCAGCCGATAGACGGGATGGTCCGTCGCTCGTATCCTGCTATCTCCATCTCGCCGGTAAAGCTCGCATGGCAGTTGAGCGACCGACTCCGCAATCTGAGTCACGCACGACTGCAGCGTGGTCAGCGCCAGCGCCTTTTCAGGCGAAACCCGAACACCCGAGGCGCTGCGCGCCCCGGCGCCCATCAGGCTGGAGATCCACCCGCGCTCCGGGTTGGCCGCGTCCTGAACGCCAAATTGTTGGGAGGAGAACATTAGCCAGCCCTCCCCGCCGCTGCCCGTGCCGTCATGAACGACCACACCAGGGCGAAGCCACCGCCAACTATCCAGCCGGCCGCGGAATGAAGAAGGGCCGCCCCGGTCGTAACCGCAGCGGCCCCCGCCAGGCCCACCAACATGGTGAGCTTGTCCGTGTTGCTCATATATAAACCTCGTCCTCGTAGGCGGACTTGAAACCGCTATCCGGCTGCTCCGGGTTCATCGCGCGCGTCATGCCGATGATCAGCGCCACGGCGCCGTCGATCTTGTTCTGCGCGCTCTGCTTGTCCGGGAACAGGTTGTCGTTTTTGTCCGCCCGTGCGGTGACGTTGGACATCATCCAGGCCAGCACTGGGTCGCCGTTGTGATGCAACCGGCCCGAACGTAGCGCCGCCTCGATCTCGCGCATTGCCGGCGTCAGATACATGGCCTTCATCGGCACGTCCACCACGGTGGCGCCGCCAGCGGTCAGCTGCTGGGCGATCCAGGCCGCGCCGAACTTGTCCTGGCAGAACTCACGCACTTGGAACGGGATGTCCTCCAGATCCTGCAGGATCATGGCGAAGTCGTTCTCCGTCCCATCGTGCTGTTCGATCCAGCCGGCGTTTCGCCACCGCACATAGGCGGCCCGGTTCGGGTTGTCCTCCGCCTCCAGCGTCGCCTCGGGCATATAGTATTTGGCGAAAACGTAGTAATGAGTCCGGCCAGAGTCAGCATGCTTGCGGGCAAAGATTTTGATGATTGATGCAAAGTCCAGCTTGCTGGCCAGGTCATACGCGACCACGCACTCCTCAGCGAGGAAGTCCTCCTCCCTCAACGTCTCGTCGCCGGCGGCGTGCCACTCCGCCATGTTGATCCAGGCCGATTTCGCCGAGCACCAGATGTTCAGGTGCTTTGTCTTGAAACGAACCTGTATGCTGGCTTTCTGCGCAGCCTGCCTCTGCTGGCTGAGCATGAAATCCGGATCAACGGATATTCCCCAGTTCGGGTTTGCCTTGATCAGCGTTCCCGGCGCATAAGGGTCGTCATCCTCGTCGGCGCTGAACATGATGCAGAACAGTTCGTTGTTCTCCACCAGCCCCTGCAGCACCTTCTCCGCTTCGATCCTCTTTTCGTAACACGGCCCGGCCAGGTTGAAGCCTGAGGTCGTGATGATGAAGGCCAGCGGCTGCTCGCGTGCCCCCATGCCGGAAATCATTGTGTCGTACAGATCAGACGAGTCGTGCTCGTGGTATTCGTCGATCAGCGCGCAGGATGGCGACGCACCATCGCCCGGCTTCCCAATCACAGGCTCGAATCGGCTGCCATCCTCGGGGATGGCCATGGCCTTCGCGTAGACCTCCGCGCCGGAGGCGTCGAGCAGATCCTGTGTCCTCTCCAGCATCTGCTTGGCCGGTCGGAAAACCTCCCAAGCCTGCTTTTCGCTGGATGCGCCCGAATACACCTCGGCGCCAAACTCCCCGTCCGCAACAAAGCAGTACAGGCCGACGCCGGCCGCCAACACCGACTTGCCGTTCTTCCGTGGGATCTCGTTGTACGCCTCGCGGAAGCGCCGGAGCCCAGTCTTCTTGTGGACCCAGCCGAAGACGTTGACGAAGATGAAGCACTGCCAGGCGCCGAGCTTGATAGTCTCGGCCGACCGCGCCCACTTGCCCTTTGTATGCGGAAGCTCTTCGACGAAGCAGCAAGAGCGTTCGGCCTCCGCCTTGTCCAGCTTGTACGGAAAGCCTTTGGTTTTGGCGCGGTCTAGGTCATCAAGGAAGCGCTGGGCGGAAAGCCGCGTCCACTTCCCGGCGGGGAAGCGGCCTGCCACCACATCACGCGCCCACCTGGTAGCCGCGGTGACGTGGGGGTATGCCATCGTTTCATGACGCTTTCTTTTTCAGCAGCCCGGTAAACCGGTTGGTTGTCTTCGTGGCCGCGCCGGCCGTTCCGAGCCTGCTTCGGCTGGAAGGGTCCAGGCCAAGCATGGCGCCGAAGGCGGCCAGCTGCCGGCTGGTCTCGTTGATGACGGTACAGGCCGGGTTCTTCTTCGGCCCGAACGGCGTGTCAACAATCACGCCCTTCTTGCTGACGCTATCCTCGGCTTCCCGCCAGCGCGCATAGGCCTGGCAGAACACTTCGAGGTTGTGCAGGTCGACATCAGTCAACACCTTGGTGCCGGCCAGCAGTGGCGCCAACTCTTCCCACTTCTCAACGGCTAGCGGCGAAAGCCAGTCCGGCGGCGGCGCGGCAGGCACGGATGAATACTCCGGCTCCGCCTTGTTTAGCGCGCGCTTACCCGGGTTGCCGGTGATGATTTTCAGGTGGGTCGGCTTTGGCTTCCGCCCTCCCCCTGGCGCTCGGGCCATCTCACCCCCAAATTTTTTATTTCGCGGGAAAAAATAAAGTCTGAAGCACGCGGTTCCGGCTGGCCGAATCCCGCGAAGGATTTACCCCCCCTACCCCCTGGCATTGTTCAAGCGCGAACAGTTCGCGCCGCGTCCGGATCAGTCGTCCGGCGGACCTGCGCTGACCTGCTCCGCGTGGTCCTCGGTGATCTCCACCACGACGCGCGTCTTGCCGGTCCCGAGGCTGCCCTCGGAGTAGCTGGTGGTGTAAGCCCGAACCTTGACGTTCGCCGCGCAGGCATCCAAACCAAGCTGCTGGGCTATTGCATCGGTCACAAGCCGCAGCAGCTCGGGCTCGTCAACATGCGCCAGATGAATCGTGTGATGTTGCCGAGTGCTATTGATCTTCATGTCCATGCCTCCTTACCTCTCCACTTCCCACCAGCGATCAACGCCATCCGAGCATTGATGCCGCTCGACCTTGGCCTTGTAGGGGATGTACACGTTGCCGGCGATCATCGCCTGCTGCTGATTTCCAATCTCGCCCGTCGGGCGGCATGCAGGGGACTCACCGCAGCCTGCCAGCAGGGCCAGGACAATCGCCATGATCAACCGCATCAGCGTCTCCCATTCCCGAATCCACCATCCTCGCGGGCGGTCTTCTCCGAGTGGCAACGCCAGCACAGCGCCTGCCAGTTGGCTTTATCCCAGAACAGCGCCTGGTCGCCGCCATGCGGCTTGATGTGGTCCACGCACGCTGATGGCACCAGCCGGCCAGCGCGCTTGCAGATTACGCACCATGGGTTCTTTCGGCGGTAGCCGATGGATGCCTTGGTCCATGCGTTCGAATAGCCGCGCTCGGTGCGGGTGCCGCGCCGCGCGTCCGCCTCGGCGGCCAGCTTGCGCTCGCTCTCGGCATGCGTCGGGCAGTAGCGCGCCGGCGGCGTCACCAGGGCACCGCAGCCGGGCCGGCCGCATAGCCGCTTGGGTGAGCCCGCCATCAGAACCTGACGCCTTGCCGCACTTGCTCCCGCGACAACTCGACCAGCTCGCGCTGGCGCAGCCCCAAGTACTCGAACACGATGGAATGCAGCTTGATCTCGGCGACGCGCGCAGCCTGGCCGGACGGCATCAGGACATGCTGACCGTGGGCCAGCCCCAGGGCGTCATGAACAACCCGCGTTTGCCGCATGTGCATACCGCCTCCGGAAATAAAAAAGGCCCGACAGAGTTAACTGTCGGGCCAGGTCGTCTTTGTTGTGCGTAGCTTCGCCACCACGTCGTCAATATAGCGAATCCCCGTGGTTATTGGAATCCACTCGCAATGAATTTATATATAGATTTTACTCGACCTTGATTCCACACTGACTGTAAAGCGCCTCTTTAAGCTCTACAAGCCCTTTTTCACCTACCCCTCTGATTCTAAGGGTTGAAGTTGCTTTTACATTCTTTATAACATCATCAATCTCAACGACACCGTTTGTTATAAGTGTAGATTTTAATCGCGAACTGATTGGAAGCTCTTTGACTTGGATAATCGAGCAAGTACTCATTATCTGTTTCATTTCGACTTGGTCCGCGATATACCGCAAATAGGCAACGAGCGCATCACTACTGAATTTGGTGTCTGCATCAAACTGTTTATCCAATTGCTGATCAAGCATTTCCTTGATTTCCCGATAAGACATAACTTGTCTCCAATGTTTTATCTTCCGCCATCAAAAGGAGGTCATCTGGCGCAGTATAGAAATATGCATTTGCAACCTTCGGTCCTTTACCATAGCCTCTTTGCATTTTTCGTGCACCTATCTTCCTCTGTTCTTTTAGCCAGATTAATGTCGGCATGATATAAGTGCCAGGGTAGTCACCGCCAAGGCTCTCTACTATCTCAGACAGGAACAGAGGCCTGGGCGCATCCATCAGCACCCAGAGTATTTGCTTGGCGATGCTCGGCGAGGCCTTCACCTTATGCCGCCTTCCTGCTGTGCTCACGCCACGCCCGGCCAAAGCGCACAGTGGCAGCCAGCAGCAGAGTGTCGAAGGCCCTGGCACTCATGGCCAGCCGGCGCGCGATGTCCTCGTTCGCCAGGTGCGGGTAATGCACGTGGCGCGCGCGTAGCGCTGCCTTCTCGCCCTGGAGCAACTGGTTCACCAGTTGCTCCACCTGGCTGGCGATCAGCGGGCTATACCGAACCTGAACTCGGCTGCGCGCCGTCTCGGCGTCCTCCGCAAACCGGTAGCGCTCCGGGTCGCTAGCGTAGCGCCCCTCAATCGAAAACGTGGTGCCGCGCCAGCTGCCGCTGTCGTTCAGCCACTTGCCCCACTGCGCCAATGCTGCCGCCGGTTCGATCATGGCCGCCTCACGCCGCGAACAGTGCGCCGGCGATCTCGCGCACGGTCACTTCCACGCCGGGCTTATCCGCGTAGCGTTTCCGCACGACGATGTCGCACGCCTGGACGTCATCCACCCAGACCACGCCGTTGATGCCGTCGAAGATGGCCTTGATCACGTTGTCCGCGTCCGGCTTTTTCGTCGGGTACACCTGGCCCTGCAGCGCGGCCGCCTGCTTCTTCTTGCTCCAACTGGTCGGCACCGGCAGGAACATGGAGATTTCAACGTCAGCAGGGCCAGCGATCAGCGGGTTGCCGGCCATTGCCTCCTGCGCCGCCAGGGCGATCAGGGATTCGTAGTTCGCTGTCTTCTCCGGCGTGTACATTCGGGCGAATTCGCCGTCGCGGCTGCTCACCTTGGGGCGGCCTTTGCCCACTGGCGCGCCTGGCACAAAAAACGAAATGTTCATCACTGCCCTTTCTTGCTCGTGTTGGCGTAGTGCTCCTCGCACCGCGCCATGTGGTCCTGGGCCGGGCCGGCGCCAACCGAGAGCATGGCTCCCTCCGGCGTGAACGCCCGGTAGATCGGGTCGCCGCTGGCGCCGTGGCCATATTTCACGACGCTGTAGCCGCGCCACTCCCTCGTGTCGTCGGCGGTTTTCTCCCAGCCGTTCACGCCGCCTCCTCCCCTGGTTCATTGGCAGCCGCTGGGGCGGTCACAGCCGGCAGGAACGGCACCAGCGCCGGCGGCACAGGCTGCCGGAGGTTCACGAACGCCTCTGCGGCCATGCGCTGGCCGTAGGCATTGCCGTAATGCCCCCGAGCGGTCTTCTCGGCGATGCTGCGCGCCCAGTCCAGCTTGATGCCAGACGCCGGCGCGCCGATGGCCCGGACCTTGCCGCCGATCTCCCGTAGCCGGTCGGCGGCCTCCGCCGGCGAGATGCGCGCCACGGCGATCTGCTTGGGGGCTTCCTCCGGCGCATCCGTGCGGTGCTGGTTCGCCTCCATGGCCACACACCACCGCGCCTCCATGCCCTTGAACGTGCCGTACAGCAGGTCATTGCCAAGCGAGGCCGCGGCCCAGAACAGCCCCCAGGACGGCCAGTTATCCTGCTGGCCATCGCGGCGCCGCTGCATCTCGGTCTGAGCGCGGTAGAACAGCGCCTCCGGCGTGGTGGTGCTGGCCGGCCTGCAGGCTCGCAGGAACTCGGCGATGGACGGCGGCCAGTCGTAGAGCCGGCGGCACGCCTTGCGGCCCACACCAACATCGCGTGGAGACAGCCCTTCGTCCTCGAACGCCTGCGCCCACTCGTCCTGCCAGTGGTCGATTGCGTGCTGGTCGGGGAACGCGGCGCGCCAGCGGTTCGGATAAGCGCCGTCCAGGGCGTTGAACAGCCGATCCATCCAGGACATTCCCGTTTTCCCATCCGGCCAATCCCGGCGCTCAAGCCACACGCTGGGGCGTAACGTCGATAGGTTCGTTGCCATTGCCTGCTCCGTTGTCGTTGCCATTGGCCGCATCCCAGCGGGCGCGGTAGCTTGGGTCGTTCACGTACAGCGTCGGGTTGAACTTCTCCCCTCGCCGCCCCGCTCCTGCTTCGGGCACCGGCGGCGCGCCAGGCCGGTGCTGGCGGGCCGCGATCAGATCGCCGACCACCGCGGCCACCAGGCCGATGCCGATGCGTAGTTCACCTCGGTCCCGCAGCGTCTGCACCGCCAGATGGAAATCATCGTCGCTGGCGTTCTCCAGCCCCTGGTATTTGCCTTGTAGCTGGGCCGGGCTGCAATTCACCCCCTTGTCCCGCAGCAGCCGGCAGACATAGCCGATTCGTTGAACCTGAGCCGAGGGTTCGGAAAGCGGCGGTCGCGGCGGCGGTTGTTCGCGCGGAGTGGGATTTAGACTGCTACTACTGCTACCGTCTTTTCCTCTTCCTATTCCCTTCCTATTCCCTTCCACTTCCGTCAGTGAGTCCTCACTGAGTCCTCCGTGAGTGTTCACTGAGTCCTCCGTGAATGCTTCGTTACTACTCACTGAATCTGCTATTGAATCGAGGCCCTCATCAGTGTTCGATTCACTCAGCTGATCAGCATCACTCACTGAGTCACCCTGTCCGGCGGCCTCGGGTTGCGGCATATGGCAATGCGGCGGCGAGGGGTAGCGGGACTTGGAGGGGCGATTGATCAGTTGGTGACGCTTCCAGCCAGTGACGAACCACCAGCGGCGGCCATCGGCTTCAAACAGGCCAAGGAGGCCCTGGCCAATCAGCTCGGAAACGAAGCCTTCGACATCCGCGGTCAGGATGTCGTCGGAGGGGAAAATTTGGGCTTTCACGGTTTTTGCGCTGGCCGGCATTACGCCGTTGTCGTCGCAGAAGTTCCACATGCCGATGAACATGAGGCGCGCCAGCGGCGAGCACTCCATCACCTGCTCTGCGGTCCAGAACTCCGGCTTTACCGTGCGAATTCGAGCCATGCAGCTGCTCCTCTTCCCGTAGCCGGTTTACTTGCCTTCAATGGTGTCCACCTTCGCGAACTCCAGCTCCCAGCCGGCCAGCTGCCCGGAGATCTGGCGCATGGCCTGGCGCGCGTGCTTGATCTGTTCGCGGTCGTTGTGATCCACCTTGCCGTCCGCGATGATCTCGGCGAGGTGTACGAACAGGTCGGCGGTGGAGCGCATCGTGGCGCCCAGCGTTGCCGCGTCGGCAGTGGTGTCGTTGGCCACCGCCAGCATGCCGTGGACCTTGAGCAGATCGGCCAAGCACCCGTCGCGGTACTTGCCTTCCAGCGTGGCCACCCAGGCGTCTAGGATCTCCATCGGTATCTTAATTGCCCGTTTGATCCATCGCTCCACCGCCAGCGCGTTCTTGGCCTTAATCGCGTAAAACTCATCCGTGCTGCCATCCAGAGGGATTTCGTCCAACGGGCAGGTCCGGCGCGCCTCCGGCGTCATCGCCAGATAGTTGTCGGTCAGCGCCTCGGAAAACTTGGTCAGGGGCTGCTTGGTCTCGGCCATTTGCTGCTTGGCCCAGGCAATCAAGGTGTCAGTCGGTGACTGAAAGTGTTGGGCGTTCATCGTGGTATGCCTTGTGTGCGATGTCATACTTGAGTTGAAGCAGCAGGGCGGAACAGATTGCAATGCGATGAATGCAGCCGCAGCAAGTTTGCCCCGATTTCGTAGGACAGCCGCTTTCCACGTTTACCCTGGGCAATGGCATTGACCAAGGAACGGGAACATCCAACTTTTTCTGCGATGGCGTCTCGATCCACGCCCGCAGATTCGAGAGAAGTTATGATGGCAGTCCAGTCCATGGCAGGCAGCAACCTCAACAAGAAGATGCCTCCATTAAAACACGTTCGTGTTATTTATTACAACACCAACGTGATGACCGGACCGGATACGATTGTGTTTATGAACACATATGGTGATCGCGTCCGTGCGCGGCGCGCTGAACTTGGGCTGAGCCAGAGCGAACTGGCAAAAATGATTGGCGCCAAGAATCAGTCGACAATTGGGAATATTGAAAACCGAAATGGTTCTTCGAGGTACACGCTTGAGCTTTCAAAAGCGCTGCGTGTTCGGTATGAGTGGCTTGAGACTGGCCAGGGGGAGAAAGAATTGCCTGGTGGTGATGCGCCGCTTATGCTTCGGGATGCGAGCCTAGAAGATATCCTTGAGGAGATTGAAAGGAGAGGAGCAGGTGACTCCGCAAGATTGATCGCAGAGCTGGTTCTGAAAAACAAAACAGGCGGCTAAGCCGCCAGTTTTTACTTGCTTCTCAGGGCTCTCTCTAAGCTTGCCAAGTCCCCCCACTGAATGTATCCAATGGTTCCATCGTCAAATAGTTTGTATCCGGCCATTGCAACTGTTTTCGCTGTCAGTTCTGTCTCTTTTAATTCTTCGGCTCTGTGGTGGTCAATGACTTCCATCGGCGTGCGGCCGGTCATCAGCCAGTCGTAGCTTACCTTTGCTTCTATGGCCATCTTGATGGTGATTGAAGTGTCCGGAAACCCCTCTCCAACGAGCCATTTCTTAGCTGCTTTCTGACTTACTCCAAATCGATTCCCCAGCACTTCCTGTCGGTTTTTTTCTGCCGGCGGTATGCCGAGGCGGTCGCTGATCAAGCTCACTCGTTCCGCGAATGACTTTAGCAGGTCTTTTTTTCCATTAGAATCGTCAGGGTCATAAGGGACTCCAGTATTGCCGCAGTGCATTTCTTACTCCGTTTCGTCTTCGAGATAAGGGACTATCTGTCATGTGTCAGTTCTGACATGTGAGGGTCATATTGATCTGGAAAGCAAATATTGTCCCACCTGACGTAGTTCAGAGTCACCTTGAAAATTCCAGTTAAAAAAATAATTTATACTGACTACTAGTTTAGAAAAACATTACAAGCCAAGCTTCCGACCCCAATTTGGGCAGAAAATGCATCATGATGGTATAGCCATACTCATCTTTAAGTAGATCAAGGCTGTATCACATTAGGTCGACTCGAATTGCTCACATACTCCAAAAATATTTTGAACTTCAAAATCAACTCCAAAAATGCAATTTTATCTTATCAGTCAGCAAGTCTCTCGCATCTTTTTCACTTATATTTCTTAATCTATCATGTATACCCTTCGCAATTTTCAGAAAGACATCAATTACCTCAGGATCAAAATGCAAACCATTGTTTTTTTTAAGAATATCAATCACATGATCAAATGGAAAAGGATCTTTATAAGGACGTTTAGAGGAAAGAGCATCAAAAACATCTGCCACTGCAAATATCCGAGCTAATCGCGGAATCTCTCTCCCTGCCAAAGAACGAGGATACCCACTTCCATCCCATTTTTCATGATGACCTGCAACAACCTGATGCGCACCGCCTAGCCAACCAATGCCATTTACAATTTCTTCACCCAAATTGACATGAGTCTTCATGATAGCCATTTCATCCGGGTCTAGCTTCCCTTTTTTTAAAAGTATTGAATCAGGAATTCCAATTTTACCGACATCATGCAAGAAGCTACCTATAATCAAGGCTTGCATCGCTTCACCTTTCAAGCCAAACTCTTCACCGATTCTTGCAGCAATCCAAGCAACTCGATAGTTGTGTGTCCCTGTATCTGAATCTCTTTTCGCAATAGCTCGCCCAAGAGCCTCCATCATGGCAATGTGCGAATCCAGTATTTGATATGCCTTTTTTTTATTATCCTTGGACAGCTTAAGTACAATTGGAAAAATAGCAACACCACATGCCAAGGATGCCAAAGCAGTTATTATTGCAGTCCTAATCGCAGAGGACTCGATGCTTTTTCTTTGCCAATCTGGCACGATCCGCACACCTTCAAAATATCCAAAAACTTCTTTCTCTAATGCATCTTTTAATGGAACAAAAACTCGTAACACCCATAAACCCTCTTCCAGTTTCACACTCTCATAAAAAGCATCTATATAGCTTGGCTTACCATGACTAGGTAACTGATCTTCAATTTTACTTCCATCTGTCGTCATTGATTCTGCGAGCTTGCCACCGTCTTGATCATAAATTTCAGCAATATCAAACATTCCACCAGATAATCCAGTGGCTGCTATGCGTGCCTTACTCAAAAGAACACCCTTTGATATCTTATTGCTGTCGAAATGTAATAAAATTCTTTTAGACTCCTCCATTGCCAACTGGACAATTTCATTCTGTGCACTCGTAGAGGCAATCAGCCACGCTGTTGGTCCCGAAATAAGAGATAGGATCAAACTTATCAAACCAATACGAATCATTGTCATTCTCTCGAAGCTTCCCATAAGACCTCCAAAATGACCTACACATTTTAATAGACAGCAAATTTAAAAATACACTAGGGAATTACACATTCAAGTTAGTTAATAGTCGCCCAATAAAGAGCGAAAAAAGAAACTATACTCATTGATCAACACAGCCATTTTATCAGCGGCTTGCCGCCATTCTAGTCAACTCTAGGCGTTTGAAGATGCCGAGTGCCGGCGGCGCGGCAGCCAGAGCGGCAAAAGCCGTGATCATTGAAAGTGGTCTATGCGACATATCTCATCCAGTGGGATTCGGGAATGATGTGGATTTGGCGGCCCTTAGTTTGGTACTCCACCGCCTTTTCGATCTTGTTACCGAACGTGTTGTGCTTCCAGTCTCGGCTGTTAATGGTGCCGATCACTAGAAAGTCCAAATCGACTTTGACGCCAGGCAGCACTACCCCGCCTTTGTTTTCTATTACTTCCTGCACCTTTTTCCTTGTGCCGAATTCAAACGTCCCCGTGACGCAGAACTTACCACCATTAATGGTGAGGTCCGGCAGAGGGCTAGAGAAAGGGAGCTCTGTCGAGAGAGTGGCTATGTCGCCAGCAAGATTGCCTCCGGTGATGCCTGAGATGAGGCGGATCAATTCCAGTTGCTCAACTGGGTACACCACGCCATCAGCCATGATTTCTGGCAATCGCTCAACAACCACATTTAGAGGCCATTGATCTATTGCTTTTTGATGGGTGTGCAGCCAGTTCGCGATGAACTCCACCTCTTCGGCAACAACGAGCCCGTCAGCGATGACCCCCTTACAAATGCCAACGAACTCTGAGACATCTCTTTTGATCCGGTTCTTTGACTGGAGGGTGGCGATTGGTTGCCCTTGGTTGTGTAGGTACTTCATGCCTAGCTCCGAGCATTGACATTGTCATCCTAGCCCAAGCCATGCCAGGCATCCACCGCATAACCATTCGTCCAAAAATGCAACACAGAAAACACAAAAACACAAAAACACAATCGTGTTGACAGCGGATAACACAATTGTGATAATTATTTTACAAGCCCAGACCACCGGGCAGCCAGCAGGCCATGAGCCTGTCCTACACCGACACCGGAAAGCCTAAGCGGTTGCGAAGAGCGAAGCGCAGGTGAACAGCAAGGGTCGGTTCAGCGGATGAAGCGTGATAGCGCGGACGCGGGGGTCAGATAAGGACGGATGATGTCGAGCCGCCGTCCTCGTGGTCGCCACTGGGCGCGGCGCTGATTGGTGGAAGATCTTTGATGGCCGCTTCGAGAGAGGAGGCAGACTGAAGCAAGCTTTGATTAAGCCTGCTTCAGTCTGGCGGAATGATCAAAAAAGCGGGGTGAACGAAGCCTTTTCACAAGGCGGAGAAACCTCCGATGCTTCGACAACCATTGTGAAGCGCTCTGTCGATGGGCTCAGTGAGAGCTCATCTCCAAAAACCTTGTAGTTGAGGTCGTTGACTGTGATCGGCCACTCTTTACCCGTTAGTTCCTGGAGCGCGCTAGCGAACGCTTTTTCTATGGCGCGCGGTGATATTTCTTTAATCGAGGCCTTTTCCATGAAAGTTACCCAAGAGTTGGTAGAACTGACTTTGTCTCGCTTTGCTGTGCTTTTCCCTGTGCCGGAGCACAGCAAAACACCTGAATTGGCCTCGGTATGGCACGGCCTTTTTAATGACATGGGGATCGAGGTTTTTAACGCGGCATGCCGAGACTGTGCCATGGAGCTGAAGAGCTTCCCGTTGCCGGCTGATGTGCATCGATTTGCCGGGGCGTACTAAGTGGCAAGCATGAATTGCTCAAAGCGAGCTCAGCAGGTTGCTGAGCAGGCCTAGAGACATTAGTTCAACCTTAGGGAGCGCCCCATTGATTAAGCATGAATTCTGTAACTTCATCGCTAAGGGTCGACCAAGCAGCATTTGTTATTTCAGCTACGAAAATCCTATCTCTGGGGTGCATTACCAATTTTATGCTATCTCGGGCCTCAATGTAGTTGAGCTGACTCCTTACAAACCAAACCGACTCCTGTATATGGGCCCATGAACCCAAAGACTTGATGACGAAATTTACCTCTTCAGAGTTGGTGTCAGGAGCCACAAGATCGTAGGTGATGAGTAGTTTGTTCATGGTAAGCCTTTGCGATGGAGGTAAGTGGCGCAGACAATTAACACTCATGTCATATCATAGCAAAGCCAAGTCATATCGTAGTCACTCCTCAGTTGATTAATTGAGCAGCAAACAGGCGAGAGCGGCCTGCACAAGAACGGCTTCCGGGGCCAGCGTGGCCCCACCTAACACCCCGTTGCCCAGCCTCCGCGCTGGGTTTTTTTATTCCCGAGGAGGTTGTATGCATGCACTGAAAGTTGACATGGCGCCGCGGGTGGTGGCCAGCAACACCGATCTGCCGGCGGCGCGCATGGGCGCTTATGTGATCGAACTGCAGCAACCCCGCACCCGCATCCGCCGGACTCAGGACGTTGTCCAGCGCGACCTGGACGCAGCCCTGGCCACCGCCGCGCGGCTGAACCCCGGCTTCCTGATCTCAGGCTGGCGGCCGGCGGCAGGCCGGCAATGATTCGCGCAGCAGCACTCTTTACCTACCGCATGGCCGCCCTCTTCGCGGCCATTGTCCTTATCTTCAAGGTGATCCCAACATGAAACTCGAACACATCGCCGGCGACCCGGCGCTGATCCAGGCCGCCGGCCTGATCGCGGCATTCGCCGAACGCATAAACGGGCATTTTGAAGGCATGCAGCCCCGCCCCGCTGCGACCATCCGCCACGCCGGCGGCGGCCTGCTGCTGGACATCACCGCGCCGTGGGAGGGTGGCGGCACGATGTCGCGCTCTATCAGCAAGCTGGACTGGGAAGAGGCCGACCTCCTGGGCGAGCTGCTGCGCGTGGCGCTGAGCCGCAGCATGGAACGTACCATTGCGCGCCGGCACGAGTTGGCCCGGGCTTGGGCCGGTGCCGCGGCGCGCAGCATGTCGGCGACGGCCGCTGCTTCGCGGCGTGAGGACGACGGCAGCGCGCCGGCGAACTGGCAACGGGCTGAGGATGCGGCGTGATGGTCGACTTAGTAAAAATGCTATCCCATCGCAAGGGCGATGGCTGCACATACCGGCCCAACGCAGGTGAAGTCTGCTTGATCTCTGGCCCTAACTGCGACGACGACAAGGGCTACACCTACTTGGAGGTGGAAATTCTCTGGAAGGACGAGCTCTTTGTTGTCTACCGCCACAAAAACTGCTGGCCGGTAGTCAACAAATGGGAGCACATCAGGGCCAAGCCGATCCAAGACGAACAACACCATGGAGGTGCTGCCGCGTGATCAGCCACAACACCCAACTGCGCGACTACCTGATCACCGCCCGGCAGGCTCGGTCCAACGAACTGGTGCCGAAGGTCCGCAGCGCGCCTGATTCGCCTGAACTGCGCCGCCGGCGCGACGACGCTTGGGAACGCCGCATCGCCCGCGAGCTCGCTGGCAACGATCCGATCACCGACAAGGCCGCCTAAGCGGCCTTTTCCTATGGAGTTTTGAGCATGAGCACTGCGTTGCAAGTCAGCCAGCAGGCTGGCATCCCCGCCCTGGCGATGAGCGAAAGCGACCTCATGGAGGTGCTGAGCAACAGCCTCTATCCCGGCGCGAAGGAAAATAGCATCCGGATGGTGGTGGGCTACTGCCGGGCCAGCCAACTCGATCCGATGCAGAAGCCGGTCCACATAGTGCCGATGTCCGTATCGACCGGGCAGAAGGACAACAACGGCTGGGACATCAAGGAAATGCGCGATGTCATCATGCCCGGCATCGGGCTCTACCGCACCCAAGCGTCTCGCTCTGGTGAGTGCGCGGGAGTTTCCGAACCCGAGTTTGGCGAAGACGTCACCGAGATACTGGACGGCGTATCCGTCACGTACCCGCGCTGGTGCAAGGTCACAGTCCAACGGCTCCTCTCCAACGGGATGATCGCTCACTATGTGGCGAAAGAGCTGTGGAAGGAGAATTACGCGACCAAGTCCAGCAAGTCTGAGGCGCCAAACCAGATGTGGAAGAAGCGGCCTTACGCCCAGTTGGCAAAGTGCGCTGAAGCCCAGGCTTTGCGCAAGGCATTCCCCGAGGTCGGCTCGCAGCCGACGGCGGAAGAAATGGAGGGCCGTGAGCTGGCCGAGAAGGACATCACCCCCGCGCCGACGCCGCGGCAGCCTGCGCTACTCCCCCCGTACCCCGAGGACAAGTTCTCCGAGAACTTGGACCAGTGGAAAGGGATGGTCGATTCCGGCCGCTGCACCGCCGAGGACATCATCAACAAGATCAATACCCGCAATACGCTGAGCGCCCAGCAAGAATCCATCTTGCGCGCCTGCGACCCCGCAAAAGGTGCAACCTATGAAAACGCTTAATCTCGTCCAGGGGTCGCCGGAATGGATTGCCACCCGGTCCAAATTCTTCACCGCCAGCGAGGCCGCGCCCATGCTTGGCCAGAGCGATAAGGTCAAGCGCAACGAGTTGCTGCACATGAAGGCCACCGGCACGGAGCGTGAATTCTCCGAATGGGTCCAGCGCAACCTGCTGGACAAAGGCCACGAAGTTGAAGCCATGGCCAGGGTCATCGTTGAGGCTCGCCTCGGGGAAGACCTGTATCCCTCCACCGGGGTACTGGAAGTGGATGAATTGCCGCTGCTGGCCAGCTTCGACGGCATCACTATGCTGGAAGACGTGTGCTGGGAAAACAAGTTGTGGAATGCAGCCCTGGTCGATTACATCCAAACCCACAACGATGCGCCGGCCTCCCATTGGCCCCAACTGGAGCAGCAACTGCTGATCTGCGGCGCCGACCGCGTGATGTTCACGGTGACTGACGGCACCGAAGAGAACTTCGTCAGCATCTGGTATCAGTCCAAGCCTGAACGCCGCGACCTCCTGATCCGAGGCTGGAAACAGTTTGCGGAGGACTTGGCGAACTACGTCCCGACTCACGCTGAGCCCGCGCCGGTGGCGGCGGCCATCATGGAGTTGCCGGCGCTGGTCGTGAATGTTGAGGGGCGCGTCGTTTCCTCCAACCTGGATGCCTTCCGCAGCAGCGCCAGCGCGTTCATTCAGGGGATCAAGACGGACCTGCAGACGGACCAGGACTTTGCCGATGCGGAAAAGACGGTCAAATTCTGCAGCGATGGCGAGAGCAAGCTGGAGCTGGTGAAGAGCCAGGCCTTGGCGCAGACAGCCAGCATTGACACCCTGTTCCGCACCATCGACCTGGTGAAAGAGGAACTGCGGGCCAAGCGACTGGAGTTGGAAAAGCTGGTCAAGTCGCGCAAGGAAGCCATCCGGACCGAGATCATCATGAAGGCCAAGCAGGCTTTGGCCGATCACTTGAACGATCTGGACAAGCAGATCGGCAACCGCTACATGCCGGACGTCCCCGCCGATTTCGCGGGCGCGATCAAGGGCAAGAAGACCCTGGCCAGTCTGCAGGATGCTGCCGACACCGAATTGGCCAGCGCCAAGATTGCGGCCGGCGCCATTGCCGACAAGATCATGGCCAACCTCAAGACGTTGAAGACGCTGTCCGGCGACCGCGCTTTCCTGTTTGCGGATGAGGCAACCATCATCCACAAGGCTCCGGATGATTTGGCCATGCTGATCAAGTCGAGGATCGATGCGCATGAATTGGCTGAGCGGCAGCGCGAGCAGGCGGCGCAAGCTCAACCCCCTCTTGATTTGCAGCCTTCGATTCTCGAGCAGGTCAAGCCGGCGAGCCCTTCGAGCATCAGCAAAGCGAAGCCCAAAGGCAATCCCACGCTGCGCCTCGGCATGATCAATGACCGACTTGGCTTTACCGTCACGGCGCAGTTGCTGGCCACCTTGGGTTTCCCTGCTCACTCCGAGGGCGCCGCCCGGCTGTACCACGAAGAGGACTTCATCCCCATCTGCGGCGCTCTCGCGCGCCACGTTGCCGCGGTGGCGGCCAACGAAGAAGCAAAGGCAGCCTGACCATGGCCCGCCCTTCTCTCAGCAGCCCCATTCACCAACTCTACACCGCCGACCAGTTCCGGCAGCTGCTGGCCAGCGCGGTTGCCAACGCCGCCGGCCGGCCGTGGGATGAACAGTTCATCAGCGACCTGGCGCAGCGCTACCAGCAGCACGGCCAGGAAATGCTGATCAGCATCCTCCAGCGGCACCAGCTGACGCGCATCGCCGGCGCATAGGAGACAAGCCATGTCATTGGCCTTCTACAAAAACCTCTCGCTCTTCCACATCCTGGGCGGCCGCTCCATCGTCCGCCTGGACATTGAGGAGAGCCTGGGCTTTCTGAAGTTCGCGCCACCCAGCGCGCTGCAACTCACCAGCACCGGCTTTGTGAATCCGCTCACGTTGCAGCCTGATGACGAGCTGACCTATGCGGCCAATCAGTGCGTGTTCTTTGCCCTGCGCACCGACGAGAAGCAGATCCCCAAGGCGGCACTGGATCAACTGGTCGCGGCGAAGGTGGCAGAAGTCGAAGAGAGGGAGCAGCGCAAGGTCGGCAAGAAGTGGCGCCGCGAATTGCAGGAGCAGGTCATTGAATCTGTACTGCCAACCGCCCTGCCCAAGCAATCGCTGTTGCGCGGGTACTTCGACCTCCGCCAGCGGCTGCTCGTGGTGGACTCCACCAGCGCCAGCAAGCTGGACGAACTGACTGGGGCTCTGACCAAAAACCTGTTCTTAAACTCCGGCAACGGTATCAGCTTCCTCGGCTTGAAGGTCGAGCAGAGCGCGGCGGACGAGATGACGCGCTGGGTCAAAGAGGGCGAAGCGCCTTTTGACAGCTTCACCATTGACGACCAGGGCGAGATCATCAAGACCGGCGACGACGCCGGCGCGATCCGCATCGCCCACCTCGACATGCTGGAGCCGGACATTATCAACCTGCTCTGCCCTGGCCGCGCCGTGAACAAGCTGGGCCTGACGTGGGACAGCCGGATTTCCTTCGTCATCAGCGCGCAGTTCCAGTTCAGCAAGCTGGCCTGGGGCGAGGCGGTGCAACTGCGCATCGCTGAACAGGGCGCCGAGACCGTAGAGGATCACCGCGACGCCAGCATGACGATCATGACCGGCGATGTCCGTGAACTGGTCTATCGCACCGGCGAATGCTTCGGCGGTATCAAAGTGCCGGACGAGGACGAGAGAAACCCGCGGCAGATCGAGCAAGAGCCAGTGACAGATAGCGGTGACGACGCGCTGGTCAGCGAGGCTATTCGCATCATCACTATGACCGGCAAGGCCAACATCAGCCACCTGCAACGCAACCTGCAGATCGGCTTCAACCGCGCAGCGCGGCTGCTGGAGCATCTTGAATCCGTCGGCGCGGTCAGTCCGATTAACGCCAGCGGCAACCGTGATGTCCTGATCGCAACCGAGAGGGCCGCCGCGTGACCCGCCGCTTGCGTAACTCCCTGCGCCCCGTCCTGTTGCTGTTCCGGGATGGGGTAGTTTTTGGCGCGGGCGCCGTCGCCGGTGGTGCCGGCGTCGTGTCCCTCCTCCTCATATTCCAGTTCGTCGCGGAAGCGGCGGGAAAGTAAGACAATGACTTTAGCTCTCGTCAATTGGCCGGAACCCGCCGGCCAAACCGGAAGCGATGCCGGCTATATCGAGCGGCTGCAAACCGCATACCGGGACTTAAAACGGGACAACGAAAAGCTGACGCGCGGCATCGCGACCGCAAGCGAAAACGCCGCGCGGCACTTCGCCGCCCACGCCCAGATCCAGCGCGAGCTGGCACTCGCCCAAGCCCAGGTGGCTGCAGTTGCGGCTGACTTCGAAATGGAGCGGGCGAACAGCGAGCGCCTGGCCGCCGAGGTTTCCGAGTTGCAGAAGCGCATCGGCATCCTTGAACAGGATGTCGAGCTGCGCGACCAGCAACTGGAGGCCCGCGACCGGGAATGCGACGAGCTGACCCATGCACTTTCGATTGCCAAGTTGCGGCCCGCCAGCCGCAACAACGTGATCGACCTGCTCCGGGATGCTGCGTGATGGCCGGCAAATACAACCCGCGCAAGGCGGCCGAGCGCGCGGCCCGGCTGACGGACAACTGCACGACGAACACGGTCGCGCGCGTCATCGCCCAGGTCAACACCATGACGCCGGGCCGGCAGTCCGGCCTGATGATGACCCGGGAGCAGATCGAGACCCACAGCATCGGCATGCTGGCTGCGCTGGACCAGCTGACCCAACGCTGGGACAGCTTCGCGTTCCGCTGCCTGAGCAGTTGGTATCGGATCGCGTACTACACGGCCCAAAACCTCAGCCGGCCGGACCTCGACAAGCTGGCGCGCGGCGCCCGCTGCGCGCTGTTCGACCTCAGCAACGACGGCATGCAGCCGGTGATGCGCCCCAATCAATACCGCATCCTGCGCGGCATGGTGCTGTCGCTGATGAACTCAATGCCGTTCATTCCGGCAAAGTTGATGGCCGTCATGCAGCAGCAAAGCCGAGAACAGTTCGAACACGACGTCGCGCCTGAGTGGTACGACGCTCCGGCCTGGGCGCGTGACGCTGTGGTCAAGGTGATCAACGGCGCCAGCATGGCCGCAGCGATGCAGCGGCACGACCTGGGCAACCGCGAGGCGCGCGAACAGGTGATCACTCTCGGCATGGCCGCGCACGCAATGCTGCACGACAGCACCACGCCGATACCCGAAACCCTCCAGGCCCTCCGCAGTCTGCGCCGTCAGCTGCTGCCGGTGATTGAGCGCTTCAACCGCGGCGACTACCTGCCCGAACCCTTGAGGGCCGCGGCCTGATGTCGATTGCAGCCCACCGCCGCCGGATGTGGATTCGCGCGGCACTGAACAAACTGGCCCGCCAAGCGCGGGCCTTGTCATTGGAGCAAACCCAAATGGATGAAGCGGACGTGCAAGCCTGGCGCCGGATGAACCACGGAGCGCCCATCAACCAACAGCCCCCCAGTCAACAAAAGTAAGGAGTTGCCATGTCGTCTTTCGCCATCATCAAACAGCCCCGCGAGATCCGCCGCAAGCTCGGTCTGAACCAGCAAGAGTTCTGGAGCCGTGTCGGCGTCACCCAATCCGGCGGCAGCCGCTACGAGAGCGGCCGCAACATGCCCAAGCCGGTGCGGGAACTGGTGCGCCTGGTCCACATTGAGCAGGTAGACCTCGCCGCGGTGACGCGCGCCGATCTGGAAGTCATCGCGCTGCTGAAAGCCGAGCACCCCGATCTGTACAAGAGCCTGCGCAAAGCGGCAAGGACCCGGGCGGAAGCGGCAAACCAGGACCAGCAGGAGCAGGCCGCATGAGCTCGCTCTCCATCATCGACGTGATGAAAGCCATCTCTGCGCCGATCTCCATGCAGGCGCTGGCCGACGCCATGGGCATCGAACGCAGCGAGGCCCGCCGCCAGGTACGCGAGCTGACCGCCGCCGGGACCGTCAGCCCGGTTAAGGTCGGCAATGAAACCCACTACCGGCCGACCGACCATGTTTACCCCACGGCAGCGCCAGCGCCAGAGACTGTCGCCGCCGCCGAGCAGTTGACGGCAGCGCGCGGCCGCGAGCAGCAGCTGGCGCGCGAGGTGGACGACTTGAATCAGCGGCTGGCCATCGCCGAGCAAGAGCGGGACAAGCAGGCCGGCCTAGCAGAAGAGGCGCTGCAACTTTGCCAGGAACAGGTAGACCGGCTGGCGCAGCTGGAATGCAACGCCTCGGCCTTGGGCTTCTCCCCTTCGGCCGGTATCCCGTTCTTTGACTGGCTGGAGCTGACGCTGGCGGAACTCGTCAACGAGATGGCCCACATGCAGGCGCTGCAGAGCCAACTGGCCCAGGCCCGGAACCTGAACCGCGGCTTGCGCCTGGCGCTGGAACTCAACCCTGCGGAGCGCGCGGCGCTGGCCGAGTGCATCTCGCCGGCGGTAGAACAGAAAGCCGCGTAACTGCCTTTCCCTATTTGCCACCCTTCCAGGTGGCTTTGCTTTTGTAGGCCTCGCCATGATCCGAAACCAATTCTCCCTGCTCACCACTGACGAAATCATCGTTGACCTTTTCGCCGGCGGCGGCGGCATGTCCTCCGCGATTGAAAGCGCGCTCGGCCGCCACGTCGATATCGCCATCAACCACGACATGGACGCCATAAGCATGCACATGGCGAACCACCCGCAGACCCACCACTATTGCGCGGACGTGTTCGAAGTCTGCCCGCGCGAGGCAACGAACGGCCGGCCTGTTGGCCACCTGCACGGCTCGCCGGATTGCACCCATTTTTCGCAGGCCGTTGGCGGCCAGCCGCGGGACAAGGCCATCCGTTCGCTCGGCTGGGTTATCCCGCGCTGGGCCGGACAGGTGAAGCCGCGCAGCATCAGCATGGAGAACGTCAAGCAGATGCGGCAATGGGGGCCATTGGTCGCCAAGCGATGCCCGAAGACAGGCCGCGTCATTACGCTGGAAACGGTAAAGTGTTCGGCCACGGGCCGAATGATCAACCGAGTCGCGGAGCCCGGCGAACGCGTGCCAGTTCAGCAGCAATTCCTTATCCCCGACCCGCGCCACGTCGGCCGCACCTGGCGCCGCTTCTTGCGCGTACTCCGCGAGCAAGGCTATCAGGTGGAGCACAAAACCATGGTTGCGGCGGACTACGGCGCGGCCACTACTCGCGAGCGGCTATATCTGTTTGCCCGTCGTGATGGACTGCCGATTGTCTGGCCGGAGCCAACCCACCACGAGAAGCCCTCGCCCGGGCAAAAGCGCTGGCGCCCCGCCGCTGACCACATCGATTTCAGCGACCTGGGGCAGTCGATTTTCAAACGCAAGAAGCCGCTGGCCGATGCCACCATGCGCCGCGTGGCCAAGGGCATGAAGAAGTTCGTAATAGATAGCGCGGCCCCGTTCATCGTTGAGTTGGCAAACTGGTCCAACCGAAACGGCGTGCAGTCAACCGCTGACCCGCTGCGCACTATCACAGCCTGGCCGCGCGGGGGAAGTATGGCGATGGCCAGCCCCTCCCTAGTGCCGCTGACCCACCAGGGCGGCGACCGCGTTTACGATCCGGCGCGGCCGATTCCGACTATCACGGCAGCGAATCGCGGCGAAATCGCCCTGGCTTCCGCCGTCATTGTGCCCAACACGACCGGCAACCCACCGAAACGCGCCGATACTCCCGCCCCTACCATCACTACGGCGGGCAACCAGCTGCTGGCAGCTGCAACCTTGGTGCAAGCCGCATACGGCGACGGCCAGCCGGGCCGCGCTCAACGTTGGGGCAGTGGCCTGCGCGACATTGAGAAGCCGCTGAACACGATCACCGCCAGCGGTTGCGGCGGCCAAGCATTGGCGGCGGCCACTTTGGTCCAGATGGGGTACGGCGAACGCCCCGGGCAAGCGCCGCGCGCGCTGGACATCGAGGCGCCGCTTGGTACCGTCGTTGCCGGCGGAGGCAAGCACGCCATGGCTAGCGCCTTGCTAGTTGGTGTTGGCGGCCGTGCCGGACAAACCGACCCCCGTTCGGTTAGCGAGCCAGGCTATACCACAACGGCAAAAGCGGACACGGCACTCGCTACCGCCATCATCGTGGGCGCTGGCGGCCCAAGCTATAGCGCAAAGCCCGTGGCCATTGACCAGCCCCTCGGGACGATCTTGAAGGAGAATCACCGCCACCTGGCCACGGCCTACATGATGCAGGCTAACGGCGGATTCAATGAAACCGTTGGGCGCAGCCTGGATGAACCGGCCACGACGATCACGACCACCGGCAGCCAGCAGCAATTGGTATCCGCCCACCTCGCCACACTGCGCCGCAACTGCGTAGGCCGCGAGATGAACGAGCCGATGCCAACCGCGACAGCCGGTGCCGAGCACCACGCCCTAGTGACCTATGAGTTGAGCCACGAGGACGAAGCCGGCGCGCTGCGCGTGGCCGCATTCCTGATCAGCTACTACGGCACCGGGGACAGTTCAAGCGGACTGGACCAGCCCATGCCGACCGCCACCACCCGCGACAGGCTGGCGCTGGTGACGGTATGGATCAAAGGCGAACCGTGGGTGATCGTCGATATCAAGCTCCGCATGCTCAAACCGCCGGAACTGTACGGCTGCCAGTCGTTCCCGCCGGATTACATCATCGACCGAGGCCACGACGGCCGCCAGTTCAGCAAATCCGCCCAAGTACGGATGGTAGGCAACAGCGTGCCGCGCAAGCCGGCGGAGGCTCTGATAGCGGCCAACTGCCCGGATCTGATGGTATGGAGCAAGGCCGAGCTGAAACAACGAGAAAGGATTGCCGCATGAACCCGCAACACCTGCACGACATGCCCGACACCGGCGCCGCCCTGGCCGGCCTAAACGAAGCCCACGCAAGTGGGCTTTTTAACGCCGATAGCAACAGCATCAACGGCATCCAGATCTACGCGATGAACGACTGCGACTGGGTCGTCGCGCGCAGCAGGGAAGAAGCCATCACGTTCTATCGGACCTTTTCCGAGGATGCGGAAGACTGGGAGGGCGCGGAAGAGCTGAGCAGCAAGGCTCTGGACAAGCTCAAGTACGCCACCGGGGAATGCCTCAGCGGGCCGACCATCAGCTTCCGCGCGCGCCTGCAGCAGATCGTGGACAACGGCGAGGACGTGCCGGACCTGTTTGCATCGACGGAGTTTTGAGGAGATCACGTGAATGAGCTGGCACTTTTCGCGGGCGCTGGTGGAGGAATACTCGGCGGCCACCTGCTTGGATGGCGCACCGTCTGTGCCGTCGAATGGGAACCCTACGCCGCAGCTGTACTTGCAGCCCGACAGAATGACGGCATTCTCCCGCCTTTCCCGATTTGGGATGACGTGCGCACCTTTGACGGCAGGCCATGGAGAGGCCTTGTTGACGTGGTTTCTGGCGGCTTCCCGTGCCAGGACATCAGCGCCGCCGGCGCGGGCGCGGGCATCGACGGCGCGCGCTCCGGGCTCTGGTCCGAGATGGCCCGCATCATTAGCGAAGTACGACCACGATACGTCTTCGTGGAGAACTCACCAGTTCTTACTTCTCGGGGGCTTGGACGAGTTCTCGGAGACTTGGCCTCGCTGGGGTTTGATGCGAGATGGGGAGTGCTGGGCGCTGCCCACGCCGGAGCTCCGCACCTTCGAGAGCGAATCTGGATTGTTGCCGACTCCGAACGTACCGAACGGTGGACGCAGCGTGAAGCACGTAACGGACTGGCGCGGCAAGAGTGCGTACCACAACGGGAAGAAAGTGCAGGTTTGCTTGGAGAGTGTGCTTGGTGGAGCCCCGCACCCGACATTCCTAGAGTGGCTAATGGGCTGGCCGCTCGGTTGGACCGACATAAAGCCACAGGTAACGGCCAGGTTCCGCGAGTGGCAGCAGCAGCATTCACCCTGCTCAGCGACGTTTGAGGCCGCCGCATGACCGGCCGCTGGGTCCGCACCGGCTATCGAGATGGCCGGCCAATCTTGAGGTGGGTCGCATGTCTCTGAACATCACACCGGTATCCATCAGCGAGGCGAACGAGTTCGTTCGTCAGCAGCACCGCCATCACAAACCGGTGGCCGGCGCAAAGTTCGCCGTTGCGGTGAGCGATAGCGATGGAGTGCGCGGCGTGGCCATCGTCGGCCGGCCAGTTGCGCGCGCCCTCGATGATGGCTGGACGCTGGAGGTCAACAGGTGCTGCACCGATGGCGCGCGCAATGCCTGCTCAATGTTGTACGGGGCAGCGTGGCGTGCCGCCAGGGCGATGGGCTATCGACGCTTGATCACCTACACGCTGCCGGCCGAGGGCGGCGGCTCTCTTCGCGCTGCAGGCTGGCGCCTGATTGGTCAGGCCGGCGGCGGATCATGGAACTGCCCATCGCGGCCGCGCGTAGACACACACCCCACCCAAGAAAAGCTGCGGTGGGAAATCGAATAACGGGTCGCTCACGCGGCCCTTACTTATTGGGAGTGAGCATGAGCGAGTACAAATGCACAGACTGCGGGAAGTACAAGCAGCCGGATCGAACCAAGTTTTCTCCAGGCGACACAGTCACGTTCAGCATGACGCGGGCCACCGGGCGGGACACCGCACGCTCCATGCTGAAGACCGGGAAGATTGAGCAGATCGATGGGGACATCATCACGGTAAAGGTTGCGCGATTAGGCGCGAAGGAGGTTCACCGTAGCCGTCTGTACCCTGAGGATGCCCCCGGGGCCTTGACCTACGCCTTGATGGGCTCCTGCAAGTGCGATTTCAAGAAAGTGGAGGCGTGACCATGCAACAGAACTCCAAGCCCAACACGCCGCCGACGTCCGTCGCGATTGCATACGGGACCATGCTGCAAGCCTGCAAGGCGATGGTTTCGGCCCAGCACGCAGGGCCGATCACCCCCGATATGTACGTTGCCTGGGATCAAGCCCAGCACATCGTCAAAAACGCCGAAGCCAAGCCGGTGATCCAAACCATCGTGATGATGCAGCAAGCCCTTGAAGTCGCGGAGGAGGAGCTGTGCACCCTTGGCGCTCTGCTCACAGAAGAAGGGTGGGAAACCTGGACAATCAAGCTGGCGCTGGACGTGGTCCGCATCGCTCTGCACGGCGGTGATGGCGACGGCCAAGGCCCGGAGCATTTCACAATCGCTCTTGCAGCGCTCAAGGCGCAAAACGACAAGGAAGAGAGGGAGGCAGCATGCAACAGAACCTGATCGACGCCGCGCGCGCGGTGATAGCGGCAGACCGCGCCGGCGAGCTGACGGACGAACTGATCACCGCGCTGGAGAAGGAGTTGACGCGCGCCGAGACACCGCGCGGCCGCGGTCCCTATGGAGTGGACACCGGCTATTTCGACCGCAAGCTGGCCCGCGTCATCCCGGCGCTGGACAACTACACGCCGGGCGACCTGGCGCGCGAGTTTGCTCGAATGGCCGCTGTTGCTGACCGCGATGCGGCGCTCGCAGAGTTGGCAGAGGCCGCAGGCGCGAAGGTGGCCGGCGAGCCGGTAGCGTGGCGGTATATAGGTTGCATCGCGACGCTGAGCGGTACGCCGCCCTGCGCCATGCGCTGATCAACGTGGACCCAAAGGGCAACCGCGGGCCTGTCGAGATGGCAATCAAGAATCTGGTCCGGCAAGTCCACGCTGAGCGCGGAGTGACGGAGCCAACTGAAACCGAATTCGACGCGGCCATCGACGCCGCGATGTCCACCCAGGCCGCCACCAAGCGGCCATAGTTTTGAGGTGATGATGATCCCCGATCAACGTGTTATCCAGCTGGCCGGCGAGCACGGGCTCGCGCTGTCCGGCGCCGCCGTGCAGGGCAGCCGCCACGCTCTCCTCCAGACCATCCGCTCCGCCGTTGCCGAGTCGGTTCCGATGACGCCCTATCACCTGCAGCTGGTCGGGGAGATCCGCGACGAGTTGCTGGCCGCCACCGCGCGCGCTGCGCAGCTTGAGCGCGATATCCAGACCCTGTTGCAGATGACCGTCGGCGGCATTCGCTGGCCGGAGGGGCAAGACGCCGCGGCCGTTGCCCACTACATCGCGCAGCTGCGGCAGCAAAACATCCTGGGCGTTGACCAGCTGAAGCCCGGTAATCGCTATTGGGCACGCTGCGGCCCGCCGATGAAGTGGGCGCTGATCGATGTCAGCAACTTGGAAGGCATCCGCTACGGGATGAAGGGCTGGCAGTTTGTCGGGCCGGTGCTTCCACCAGTGGGTGAGTTTTGAGCTACCGGTGAAGCTGTGGTGTTGATGCAAAGTAATAACAGATGGCCGCCAGTTGGCGGCCTTTCGCATTTATAAGGATGCCCATGAACGACGAATCAACGATGGGAGTAAGCCAAGCCGCAGAGTTCCTACACTGCTGTGATGACACCGTTTATCAACTGGCGCGGGCAAAGAAGTTGCATGGCAGGAAGGTTGGCCGGGCATGGGTATTTTTGAAGTCTGATCTTGTTAGCTATCTGCGGGAAAGCCAAAATGGAAACCGGCAAGAGGCGCAGGTCGACGAAAACGAGAAAGGAGCAGGTGTATGTCGATCTATCAGCGCGGAAAGACTTGGTGGTGCGATTTCGCAACGCCAGGCGGAAATAGAGTTAGGCAGTCTCTTGGGACGCGTGATCGCGCCAAAGCGCAGGAGCTCTACGATAAGTTGATGGCAGAGCGTTGGCGTGTCGAGAAGCTGGGGGAGAAGCCGGCGTATACATGGGAACAAGCTTGCGTCCGGTTTTTGCGGGAGAAGGCGCATAAAAAAAGCATCAATGATGATAAGACGAAGATCGCCTACTTCACACCATTCTTTATTGCTCGGGCACTGCGTGATATTCGTCGAGATGAAGTTCTGGAAGCGGTCTCGCTGTTAGCTTACGAGGTTGGTCCAACGAAAGGCGAACCGGTAAGCGCAGCCACAAAGAACAGATACCTGGCCTTTATCGCTACGCTGTGGAATATGGCTGCCAATGAGTGGGAGTGGATCGACCGGCAATTGGTGTTCAAGAGATTCAAGGAACCCAAGATTCGGATTCGATGGTTGAAAAAAGAAGAGGCCAATCGGCTGCTATCCGAGTTGGCCCCGCACCTTCAACCAATTGTGCGCTTTGCTCTCGCAACAGGCTTCAGGCATTCGAACATCATCGACCTGGAGTGGTCGCAAGTCAACCTTGTGAAGCGCATTGCTTGGATTCACCCCGACCAGGCAAAGGCAGAGTCGGCAATTGGGATGCCATTAAATGAAACAGCGATGGAGGCGCTGGTAGCGCAACTTGGTAAGCATCCCCGATTTGTGTTCACTTACCGCGGAGAGAAGTTGCAGAGCAAAGCAACCACAGGTTGGACCAATGCTCTGAAGCGAGCGATGATCTACAACTTCCGATTCCATGATCTACGGCACACATGGGCAAGTTGGCTTGTTCAGGCAGGTGTACCCCTTCACATTTTGAAGGAATTGGGCGGCTGGCACTCGATGGAAATGGTACAGCGCTATGCGCATTTGGCCCCGGAGAATTTGCGAGGCCATACCGATGCCATTGACTCGCTGATTGTTTCAGCTGTCCACAACGGTACAAAAACGTCACAGGTCAACCTGACTGAGGAGCTGGAGCAGATAACGAAAAAGGCGCTACACATTGTAGCGCCTTGA